TTACTTCGTTGGCTCCACGATCTCTCCGACACGACGATAGACGGTCTCGGTGATGCGCTTGTCGGTGTGGCCAAGCAGCCTGGATGCCCGGCCGAGGTCAGCAATTTCAGAGGCTGCCTTCGGGCGGATGTCTCGGAACTGAAACTGACGAATCGCGGTGGCCAGGGTCTCGTCGAGTTCCTCCAGCGCCGCGCCGGCGGCGGCCGACCGTGCTTCGTCAAAGCGAATGCGCAGCATGGAGGATGTCATCCGGCGCCCATCGGGTGTTGTGATCAGATACGGGCCGGCTACGCCGCGCTGCCGCCGCTGCTCGCACAGCCGCGCAACGAGTTCTCCAAGCGCTGTCGGGCTGCCGTCGACATCGAGCATGATGCGCAACTTCTTCGACGTCTTGCCCTGGGCGATCTGCAAGTGCCCGTCCTGAATGTCCGCCTCCCGAATGATCAGCACGTCGCTCGGCCGCTGAGCGGTGAGATAGGCAAGGTCCATTGCGTCGCGGAGTTCCGGTGGCGCCGCGCCGTATACCGCGTTCCAGACCTCGGCCCTGGCGTAGAAGTCGCGCGGCGTCTCGCGGTTCTTGCGAACCCCCTTCACCGGGTTTTCAGCCGTGACGATCCCCCACTCCCTGGCGATGTTGAAGATGTGGGAGAAGAGGGATAGCTCCCTGTTCGCCCGAACCTTCGCGGACCGCTTGTCCCGGTACTGTGCCAGCACTTGGGGAGTGAGCGCCTCGACCGGCGCTTCTGAAAACGCCTTTCGCAGTTGCGTCAGCGAGAGGAGGTTGTCCTTTTGGGTACGTGGCGCTTTCCCGGGGATGATCTCTTTTTCGTACCGGTCGAACACGTCACCCCATTTGCGCAGGGTCTTCGGAGCCGGACTGGCATCCAGCCGCGCCCACTCGAGCTTTGCCAGGTCCAGGTCGGTGCCGAGCGGGATTTCCTTCCTCTTTCCGTCTTCGCCGCGGCCGTCGTAGTAGTAGCCAACCCACAACCTCCCTCCTTTTAGCTTCCTGGTCCGGCGAATCATCCGGGGCGGGAGATCCCTGTTCTTCGGCTGCTTCGGCCGCATTTCAACTCACCTTCGACAGATCCAGCGTCCATGGTTCCTGTACAGCGACCGTTCCGTTCGGTTTCACTCCGGCCAGCCGCAGGCGGGCATAGATCCGCCCGACGACAGGTCGCTGCGCAGCATTCAATTCGTACTTCCAGCCATGAGATGCCAGCCACTCGACCTGTTTTTTCGATGACTTGGCGCCGATCATGGCCTCCAACTCCTCCTTCGAGAGGAACTCAGATGGGGTTTCCATGGGCAATGCCTCTCCGCCCAGGCGGATCGCCCGGGGCCGAAATTGAGTGTTAGGATTCTCGCCCCGGCCGGGACTGGCCTCAGGAAGAGGCCGTGGTGGCTCCCGGCTGGGGACTTTGCGATATGCCTGCCCGGTCGAGACGTTCGATCTCGGCCAGCGCCAGGGCGCAGGCCTTGACCAGATCGCGGCGTGGGGTGGTCGGCTTCCACGAGTCTTTGTCCCAAGGCCAGAACAGTGCAGAGCCATTCTGACGACCGTCCGGCCAGTCCGTGCCGATGCCGCCGGCATGGAGCGCGTAGCAGCCGGCTGCCTGGGCCATCTGTCCATCGGCGTGCTCGTCGTCGTGCTCCGGCGTCCAGCCCTCGGCCTCGACCTGCCGGCGGCGCTCTGCCTGCACGTCGAGCCATGCCTGCGGCACTTCCTTGTCGGGCGCGGCGGCGAGCAGCTCGGCCAGCTCGTTTTCGGCGTCCCAATCGATCTGCTGAAACACATCCTTTATCTCGTCGAGTGCCGAGCGGCACGCGTTCCAGTTCGCGTACACCTTGTCTTCGTCGTAGACGTTCCGTCCTCGGTACGCATCAACCTGCTCGGGGTTGAGCTGCGCCTTGATGGCGGCGAAGTGTTCGAGACGGATCAGACGGTAGCCATCCGGCACGCTGTGCTGAGCCTGGCGGTCGATCAACGCGATGATGTGATCGGGCATTGTCAATGCCTCGTAACGCACCATCAGGTCCGAGGCCTCCTCTCCGCTGAGCAGCGGGTTCTTGAGCGCGACAGCGATCCGGCGAAGCTCCGAGTGCTCGCCGTGTGTCGGCACCGGCTTCTCCAGCTCGGCTAGCTTCCCCTCAAGCTCTGCGGCTCTTGCCAGGGCGGCGTCGCGCTCGGATCGCAGCCTCCAGCGGTCTCCATCGCTCTCGTCGAGCGCTTCGATCAGCTTCGCATTCTCAGCCCGCAGCTCCCCGACGATGCGGTCACACTCGGCGACCGTCGTCAGCGCTTCAGGGTTTTTCAAGCCATAGTCTTGCTCGTAGACCATGCCCGACTCTTTGCTGCGATACCCGACCACCTCCGGCCGCTCCGCCTCTGCCTGCTCAGGTCTGAGCGCATCGGCAGGCGCTTCGTTGAACGCTTCCGCATGCGGGGCGAGGTTGAGTGGGTCGAGTTGCTCGCGAAACGCCTGGAGCCGCTCGATGCGCTCCGCCTCTTTCTCCGGAGTGGACTCGAACTCGTACAGCCGCTGGGCGGCTTCGACTACCAGCCGCGACGACACGCCAGCGCTGAAGCGGACGCCACCGACCTTGGCTGGATGTTCCAGCTTGGGCCAATGGTTGAATGCTCGGCGGGCGAGGGCAATGTCGCAGACCGCAGCCGGAACAGGCTGGCCGTCCTCGCCCTCGAGTTCGTTGGCCAGCCACTCTTCGAAGCTGGCTTCCGATCGAGCCGGCGCCTGGTCCTTGATCAGGGCCAGCAGGCTCTCGGCTGAGGAGTGAACGTCGTCGAGGTCCGTTGACCAGCGGTGCGGGGTGTTGTCGTGGATGTTGTCCAGGGCTTCGACGATGCCGCGCAGGCGGGTGGCGCACTGCTCGATCAGTTGGTGTTGGGTAGAGGACATGGCGGTGTCTCCGGTTGCTCCGGCGCCGGCGGCCGGCAGCGGAAGCATTTGCACAGGCCTATCCGTTGGCCCGTGGTGCGGCAGATGGTGGGGCGGTTCATTGCGATGCTCAGGTGAAGAGGGTGGGCTGGGCGCTTTTGTCCAGCGCCTGCTGGATCTTGGTGAAGGCCTCGGGGTGCTGCTGGTCGAACGCTGGCATGCGGGGCGACTCAACCCAGGTGCCGCGCTCGGCGCCCTTGTCGAGCCAGGTGCGCGTCCAGTTCGTCGCGCTGACGCCGCATTCGGCGATCTGCTTCGTTGTGATGAATCCCTGGCGGCGTAGCGTGGCGATCACCTTCAGCGCGCCTTCTTTCCACTCGGTGAGCCGCAGCGGAGCCGGAACGCCGGCGGGCACGTCGGGGACCACGATCGGGACATGGCAGCGTTCCTCGGGGTTCCAGTCGAACAGTTGCGGTCCACTGGAGTGCTGGAGCCAGTAGCGCAAGTGGAACTCGGGGAAGTCGACGAACTTGCCGTCGCGCCGACGGTGTCCGCGGGACGGCGCGAGTACTGCGATGCCGCACATTTCAAGCAGGCGCGCGATTCCGTGGCTGGCCTCGGTGATCCGCCCGACAATGACCAGGCGGTGATCTGGCCCGGGCGCCCCGTACCGGTCCTGCCAGTACTGCGGCAGGATCTGGTCGGCCACCTTGGCGTTCAACTGCAGCTTGGCCTCGACGCCGATCTGCCGGCCATCCTCATGGACCACCAGGATGTCGAACCCGGCAGTCTCCGGGTAGCAGGTCCAGCCGGGGAGTCGGTTGAACTCGTCGATGAACGCCGCGCAGAGTTCGGCCTCGCTCTGCACCAGCGGCGCATTGGATCTGGTCATGGCGTTACCCTCGACGCCCAAGTCTGGAGCGCTTGATTTCCAGGCACGTACAGAGGGTGGCGCGGGTGGCCATCCTTCGTCGTGCCAAGACACCAGAGGCGCCCGCCGGCGGCGGTCAGGATGCTGGTTACGGCTTCTACTCGCTCGGGCTTCGCATTGGCGCCCCAGGCGCACACGATGTCGGTGTACTCGCGGGCGATCGCGCGCAGGCGCCAGTCGTTGTCTGGGCCTACTGGGTCGTCGTGCTTCCAGAGGTCGGCAGGGTTCGTCGCGCGTAAGGCGTACAGATTGACGACGACGATCCCGTTGCAGCCCCAGGCCGAGGCGAAGTTGCGGCAGCGCCGGATCGTTGGATCGTCGAGCGCGGCATCAGCGGTGCTCGGATTGAGCATTAGGAAAACCGCTGTGCCCTTGTCGGCCAGGCAGTCGCCAGGGCGAGTCAGAAGGTAACGGTACTGGCCGCATTCGCTGATGATGGCGCTCATGGCGTCACCCGCTTGAACTCGACGACCCAGACCCAGGGGTTGGCCTGCCAGGCGCCGGCTCCGTTCAACTGCTCCCAGAGGAAGCCGAATGCGCCCTTGGCGGTATCGCCCCAGCAGCCAATGTCCGAGCATGCCTGCCGAGCGTGGTCGCATGGCTCGCCGTGCACTCCCTCTGCCAACGCCTGCTCCTCGCTGATGTCCTGCAGGCGCTCGACGCGCACGGCGGTGATCTCCAGCAGGATGCGGGAGGCCCAACGCGGCATATGGATGCTCGGCCGCCAGCGCGCCTGATCAAGTTCGGCGTACCAGCAGGCGAATGGATATGGCTTGACGCGCGGGTCGTCGTAGTTGAAGGCTCCGCGATCATCCAGAAAGCCCGGCTCCTCCATAAGATCGCGGATATCCTCGTCCGCCCGATATGCCAGCGCCGGTGCGCCGCACATGTTCACGTCAGTCCACGTCTCGCGCACCCACAACCGATCGCCGGGCTCGCCGTAGGGGCAGGTGATGCGCGCGTGCAGGCCGGCATCAAGCGTCTTGAATGGCGTATTGGGATCGACCATTGAGCCGAGGAAGTCGGGCTGCGGCTTCATCACCCGGCGGGTGACCGTCTTCCGGCCTTCCAGGATGGCTCGAACCATCGGCCCGCTGAATAGGATCGGACGTTCTTTCATGGCTGCACCTGCTGAAGTGGGCGATGGCCTGGTTTCGGCGGTAGGTGTGGGGTGAGCAGCGCGTCCTCGAGGGACATGCCTGCGGCGAGTCGCCGGCGGACGGTGCTGGCCGAGACGGGGCTCGGCAGCAGGTCGACCAACTCTTCGAGGGTTCCGGTTCTGCCGCGCACGGTGTGGGTGTGCTTTTCCTTGCGTGCCTGGCGGGCCTGGTCCAGTGCGCGGGCGAGTGCCGGCGTGCAGTAGCCCTGTTTCTGCGAGTTGGCCCGCTTGTGGTCCAGCGACTGGCCCTTCGCCGGCCACTCGATGTCCGGCATCAGGGTCAGCATTTCGCGGAATACCCATGGGCCGATGCCCAGGGCCAGCCGGGTGGCGCGCCGGGAAAGCCCGCGCGCGGCCGAGTCACGGATGAACTGTTCGGTGTTCATGCGGTTCTCTCCAGTTGTTGCAGTAGCCTTTTCCCGATCCAGCGCACGACGGGGACAGCCTTGCTGTTGCCGATGGCCTTGTAGCGCGGGCCGTCGGGGCATTCCTCTGCGGACTTCCCTCGCCAGGGGATCAGGGTGTAGTCGTCGGGGAATCCCTGCAGGCGCTCGCATTCGCGTGGGGTTAGGCGACGGACGCCAGCAGCTTCAGGCGTTATCGGTTGGCCCCCTCCTGTGCCGTCTTCACTGGCGTCGAACCCTTCAGCCTTCAGGGTGTGGGTGATGTCGCCGGTGACGCAGACGCCGTGCTGCGCGCTGGCCTGCAGCGTGAACATCGGATCGTTCTCCGCGCCGACGCCCAGCCCGGCGCGCGGGTCAAATGTGCTTCTACCTGTCCGCTTGCCGACCTCAAGCAGTGGATATGCGATAGCGACCTGGCCGCCGGCATTGGCGTGGCTCTCACCGTGGCCCATGGCGCGTAGAGTCGGCGAAACGTCGCCGGCATCGGCACCGTAGTCTTTGCAACTGAAGGCGATGGGCGGCTGACTCGATGCCGGCAGGGTGTGGCACAGACCTGGAGTGGGTTGGCTACGGTTTGTCGCGCTGGTGATCTGGTTCGGGTCGAATACGGCATTTTCCTGGCCGTGGTTCCTGCCCAGCGTGTGAGCGCAATCTTGAACGACGTCAGGATCTTGCGTGCCGTGTACGACCAGCAGGCCGGACTCGGCGTCCTGTTGTGTCGCGCTGCCGGCTGCCTTTCCGTTGGCCTGGAGAGTGCCGGCGACCAGATGGTTCGCTGCGGCATGGTCGACATCCGATCCGCCGTCGGTGCTGCGCAGAGTACCGGCCACGGTCGGCGCCACGCAGAACGTCTCGGATGCGAAGTCATTCCGAACGCCATGGGCGGTCAGCGCGCCGGCCTGGAATAGAGACCGGCTCTGGTTCTCGCCGCCGAAGGCAGGGACGCCGGCCATTACTTCGACGGCAGGCCCTTCGTCGCCCCCGCAGTTCGGGCAACCCCACTGACCAAGGCTCAGGTCGAAGAGGTACCCGCAGCCGCACTGGAGCGCAGGGCCGAAAGGAGCGTGTCCGGCAAGGTCTTGCCCCTCGCCTCGGCTCGGCGGAGAATCCCGGCGCATGCTGTCTGACTCAAAAAGTACCGCTGCGGGATCGAAGTCTGCTCGAGCACTTGCGATAACGAACACACGGCGGCGTCGTTGGGCCAGGCCGAAATATTGGGCATCCAGAACCCTCCACGCGGCTGTTCGCTTGGGTCCATACACACAACCAGCGTCCTTCCATTTGCCCCCTGGCGGCTGGAGTTCTTCGGATTCGCCCACCAGGGCTGCGAGGAAGTTGCCGAACGCGTTGCCTTTGTCGGACAGGACGCCGGGGACGTTTTCCCAGACGACGACGCACTCGTCTCCGTCTGGTCGAACATGGTCAATTGCATCTGCGAGCTCCACGAATTTCATTGTCAGGGCGCCGCGCTCGCCGGCCAGGCCGGCGCGCATGCCGGCTACGGAGAAGTCCTGGCACGGGGTGCCTCCCACCAGGATCAGCGGCGCAGCGATGATCCCAAGCAGCACCTCGCGGGCGAGCTTGGTCATGTCGCCCAGGTTGGGTACCGCCGGCCAGCGATGGGCCAGCACGGCGGACGGGAAGGGTTCGATCTCGGCGAACCAACTGGCGCGAAACCCCAGCATGTGCCAGGCCACGCTCGCGGCCTCGATGCCGCTGCAAACCGAGCCGTAGGTGATATGCCAGTTCATGCCGGCTCCTTATGGATGATGTCGGCCTCGGCGAGCTCGCAGAAGAAGCTGCACGCCGGAATGGCTTCGTTGCGGCGGATCGGCCCGGAGGGAAGGTCGCGGAGCGAGTAGCGTTCCTGGGTCTGGCGGTTGCGGAAGAGGTACGAACCCGGGCCGAGCTCGTCCCGCACCATGCACAGGGCTTCGAACTGCTCGGGGAAGTCCTCCCGGATCGCCCGGAAGTAGCCTTCTCCGCCTTTCACGCAGCCGATGCAGTTCGCGTTCTCGTAGCCCTGGCGGTACATGGCCGGCAGTTCGATGCCGGCGCGCGCGATGATGGCTTTGCAGTCCTCCTTGCCCAGGCCGCGCTCAATCAGCGGCGCGATCACCGGGCGGTCGGGGTTCCGCTCCCGGAAGTCGTCCAGGCGGTGTACTTCTTCTGCCGTGAAGCCGAGCACCATCACGTCGCCGGGACGCTTCCAGGCGTCCAGCAGGCGTCGCTTCAGCAGCTTGGTGCAGGGCGCGCCGGTACGGCCCTTCATGTAGCGCTCGCGGCGGAAGACGTTGAGCACGTCGGCGCCGTACTTTTCGTCACGCAGCACCGTGATTTTCCGGCCAGTCCAGACCTCGCAGTCAGCAAGGAAGCGCCGGTTGTCCTGATGCTCGTTGGCCAGGTAGGCATTGAGGAACTGGACGTCGTGGGTATCGCCGTACTGGGCCAGGGCCAGTTTGCCGGCGACCGCAGAGGCCGCGCCGCAACTGAACTGGACCACGATGCGCGATTCGGGCTTGATGATGTCGACCTGACTGCTCATGCGGCGGGTTCCTTTTCGCGAACGTGAGGACGCACTGCGCTATGCGTGATGGCGCAGTGATGTCGTTGGAGTTAGATTTGGAAGGCCCGGCATGGGGCCGGATCAGGGAGGAGAGATGCCTGACTTCAGAATCGTCGAGATCGTGTTCGATGACACCAAGGTCTATTACCGGTATGAGACGGTGGGTGCATCAACAATCGGTGGAGAGCAAACACCTGCTTATCAGCAAGACATCATCCTCAATCATTTTCGGTCTGCCGCAGGCTATCGGGGTTCTCCGACAAAGGTTGAAAGCGCTGCACTTGTTGCATCGAAGGCCGTGGGACGAGTGGTCCAAACTTTGAGCGGATCCAAGGCTCAAGCCAGGTCGACAAAGAACACTTGGGTAACCAAGGCGCATGCAGATCGTAACTATGAGGTTCTCAACACCCAGAGTCGTTAGGCTGTACGCGACCCGCTAGAAGTACGTCAGTACTCCGTGAACAGGCACTGGACGCCGCCCTGCCTGACAGGGCGGCCCACGAGGCATGGTTGAATCGCCCACAGGGCGGCGTCCGGTGCGTGCTGGAAGAGAAAGCGCCCCAGGTGGGGCGCTGTATCGAGGGTCAGGCCGCGGCCTGTTGCTGCTGGTCGACGAGTTGCCCGGCGTTGATCCAGACCGCCTGCAGCCATTCCGGCGTCTTCGCCATCGGTTCTTTGAGCGTGCCGGCGACGATCAGCGTGTCGATCTCGCCGCCGACGGCCAGGCTCTGGAACAGCTTCATGGCCTGCTGAGTGCGAGCAGGGATATCCAGCACGTCGAAGCGATCCAGCAGGACCAGGCGCAGGCCGGACAGCTTCGCGATGGCCAAGGCCAGCGTCGCGTCGCACCGCCAGCGCTCCGACTCGGACAGCAGGCCGTAGAGCCGGCCGCCGAAGGTCACGTCGATGTCCGCGCTGATCTCCACCGGCGACCAGCCGGCAATGCCTGCCAGGCGCTTCAGCGTGTCGTTCACCGGACCGATGGCGTCGGCGAGGATCTCCGCTGGAATGCCGGTCGGTGACAGCGCGTCGACCATGCCGGTCCACGCCACCACGTCCTGGTGCGCGGCCTGCGCTTTCGCGATCGAGGCCTCGCGCTGGGTAGCGGCTTCCAGGGCTTCCTGCAGGGCGACCAGCTTCGCGCGGCTCGCGTCGCGGGCCTGTCGCAGTTCGTTGATGGCCTGCTCGCCGTTGGCGATCGCCTCGGCGCTGGGCGCTTCGACGGACTCTGCTTCCAGGGCCTTGATCTGCTCGGCGGCGGCCAGGCACTCGTCCAGGTCACGTTGGCTGTTCGCGACGGCGCGCTGGGCGCTAGCCAGATACTCGCGGTACTCGGGCAACCGGCGGGCGGCTTCGGCATCGGCGATCTGCTCCGGCGGCTGGTGCGCGACCAACTGGCCGGCCTGCAGGTCCACGGCGCCCTGGCAATGAGGGCAGGTCAGCGGCTGGTGGGCGGGCTCGCCGCTGGCGGCGGCCTCGGCTGCCATCACCTTCTCCGACCACTCGTCCTGATTTGCCTCGTCGGTGGCCAGCTTGTTGCGCCGACGGTCGGCCAGCGCTGCGGTCTCGCGGAGAGCGGCAATGCGGCTGGCCCGCGCCTGGGCGTCGGCATGGGCGCGCTTGCTGGCGCCCAGGGCCTGCTGGGCCTCGGCCAGATCGTCCTCGAGCAGTTGCAGGTTCTTACCGGCCTCGGCGACCTGGTCTTCGGTGACCACGGTGGCCAGCAACTCTGGCGCCCAGTCGACGGCCTTCTCGCTGCCGTAGTTCTCGCCGGTGATCGCCTTCCAGGCGCCTCGCGATTCGCTGGCGTAGGCCTTGGCTTGCTCAACCGCGGCCGGGAAGCCGGAGCGGAGCAGGGGCTTCACCTTCTCCACCAGGGCCGCGGCGTGGCCCTTGGCGACCAAGCGTTCCGCGATCTGGTTCGGGCTGGTGCTGGCACCGCTCAGGTCGAACAGCACCCGGCGGCGTTCCTTGGCATCCAGGCTGGCAAACAGGCTGGCGTCGAGCACGAACGGCAGGAACGGCGAGTCGGCGAGCGGGGAGCCTTTGCCGCTGGGCAGCGCGACCCCGCAGGCCTGCACCTCGTAGGCCGCGTCCAGCCACTCGACGCGGGCCTCGCCCTTCTTGGCACCCTCGGTGATCAGCTTGTCCATCTCCTTCTTCAGCGAGACGCGGCGCGGCTGGCCGTTGAAGGCCATAGCCACGCCATCAAGCAGGCTGCTTTTACCGGCGCCGTTGTGGCCGGCCACCAGGAGCACCGGCGCAGAAACATCAAGGGCCGCATGACGCAGCCCCTGAAAGTTGGTGATTTCGAGTTTCGTGATGCGCATGGCTCACTCCAGGTCGAGGGCGATATCCCCCGGCTTCTTGATGACGCGGTAGGTGTTCAGCTCGCGGGCTTCCTCGTTCTCCTGCTCGAGCACGATGACGCCCTGGTCCAGCAGTTGGAGAACGACGCGCTCGGCTTCCTCGGTGGTGAGAGCGAAGCGCGATTGGAGCCAGGCCGCGTCGAACACGTCCTTCTTGGTGGCGACGCCGATGGCGATCTCGCCCAGGGTGTGGCCGGCGAAGCGCTCGACGGTGAGTTGCGGCAGTTCTTGGAACTCGGCATCGACGACGTCGCTGTCGTCTGCTGGTTGCATACCGCCCCAGGCGCCGGGGTCTTCCATGTCGCCGTCGCCGCCATTCAGGTCCAGCGGGTTCTGGTCCGGATCCGCCTTCACGTCCTTCATGCCGTCGAGGAACTCAGCGGCGCCGCCGATGATCAGCAGGCAGTCCTCGTTCACCGCGTCCAGAAGGTCGTGCTTGTTCGGGCTGGAGTGATTCACCACGATGACGGCCTTCATCTTGTCCTTGGCCGCGATGGATTCGAGCTTGCCGTAGACGGTCTCGCGCTCGGCACCGGCAATCGTGTGCACCGCGATGGTGGCGGCGTTGCGCACCTGCTGTTCCAGGCGCTCGATCACATCGGTCTGCTTGGCTTCGGACAGCTTCTGCCACACGTCCGGCAGGATGCGGATTTCCTGGATCAGGCCCTGCAGCAGGCTCTTGCCGAGCGTGTCGGCGGTCATGTGGAGGAAAGCGGCGTTGTTCTGGCTCATGGGCGGGTTCCTACTGGTTGGCGATGCGTTCGAGGGTGGTGTGCTGGGACTCGCTGAGGAACATCCGCGGGCCGTAGCGCTGGAAGTTGGCGCGCAGGTCGGCGGTGAACTCTTCTTCCCAGGTGGTGGCGGCATTCAGCTCCGCCGCGCCGAGGAGGCTGTTGAACTCCTCGACACGGTCGAACTGCTCTTCGATGGTTCGGCTGGGCATGGCCGGTTACTCGAGATTGAGCTCGTCGGTGCCGGTGTCCGGCTGCTGATCGGCGGGCTGGCGCTGAGCCGACTTGGTGATCTCGCCACTGACGGTGTCGATCACTTCTCCGGGTTCGTGTTCCAGAGCCTGCTGGCCCGCGCCCGGCGCCTTGTCGGTGACCTCCTGCTGGCGCCGCAGCACGTCGAGGTCGACCGTGAACGAGCCGTCGGCGTCGCGTTTGGCATCGATGACGTCCTGCAGCTCTTCAGCGGTCTGCAGGCCCATGCCGAGATCCGGGGCATAGGCACGCTGCCAGAATGCGGCGGCGCGGTAGATGAACATCTGGTCGGGCATCGTCTTCCACTTGCTGCCGTTCTTCGCTGCCCAGCCTTCGTCGTTCACCATTTTCCAGGTGACCCAGATGCCGTCGAGGCGTTCGCCGGTGGACTTCTCAATCGCCCAAGCCCGGCAGCCGTAGTCGGAACTGCCTGGTTCGCCTTTCCACTCGTAGCGCATTGAGGAGAAGCGACCGCAGGTGTTCACCGTGGCGATCAGAAACTTACTCGACCAGCCCGGGGTGCCATGCACGATGTAGAGGTTCTGCATGACCATTAGCGGGTTCGCGCCCATGCGCTGGGCCATGTCCAGCGCAATCATGCAGTTGGGCAGGTTGCCCTGGTACTGCTTGGGCACCAGGTCGGCCTGGCTGAAGGCCTTGGCGATGCGCTGCATCAGCTCGAAGCCGTCCATGTTGAAGAACGACATAGCGACAGGTGCCTTGTCGCGCTGACGCGGAGCCACGGCTTGCGTCTGCAGGGTTTCGAGGGTGGTTGTCTGGCTCATGGTGTCTCCGGTCATTCGTGGTAAGGGCAGGTCCGCCAGCGCGGACAGTACTTCGGGCTGCAAAGTGGGCTTTGCGGGTTCGGGGGGAAGAGGCCGGAGCGGAACATGTCGGCGGCGAACTTGATCAGGCCGGGATGCTCGTCGGTGCCGGCCATCACCTGGCGCGCGCCGACGATCTCGCCGACGGCCGCCTCGGGCTTGCCCTTGGTCTTCAAGCCGATGATCTCGGCCGGCGCGGTGATCGCATCGCCGGTGGTGTGCTCGTAGAGCAGTTCGTAGGTGCCGATCTGGGCCTTGTGCCCCTTGGTCTTGGCAACGCCCTGGCTCACCGCGGCGCCGCCGGTCTTCACGTCGGCGATGCCGACGCCGTGGCTATCGCGCTTGATGCGGGCGCGGTCGAGCTGGCCGGTCAGGCGGACGATGATCCCGCCACCGCAGTCGATCTCCATCGGCTTGGTCGTCAACTCGACGGCGACGAAGTCGTAGTGCGGGCTGATGTCGTTGCAGTACTTCGTGTGCAGCGTCAGTCCGGTGGACTCGGCTTCGCGCGGGCTGATGTCGGAGCCGCGCCAGTCGACCTCAAACTCCGGCTGCTGCAGCGTGTGCACCAGCAGTTCCGAGGCGTCGTAGGCGCTGATCGGCTCGCCGTTCACCCGCGCCGCGTCGAATGCTGCGGTGCTGGCGTGGATCGCGGTACCGAGCAGCGCCCGGGGGGATGAAGGGCTACGAATCTTGAGGAGGTGGATGCCCTCCCACTTGAGCGCGCAGTCGAACAGCGCGCCCCAGGACGAGGCGCGCACGGTGATGGTTTGCATGGTTGGCTCACTTCCCGGCGATGGGTGCCGTGGCGGGTTGTTCGGCGGTGATCAGGCCGCCCCAGGCAGGGGCGAAGATGAGCAGGATGTAGAAGGCGGTCATGGCCAGGGCGCCGAGGAGGGTGGCTTTACGCTTCGCGTTCACGGCGCACCCCCAGGCACTTCCGGCCGCATTTGATGGTCAGCGCCATGCGACGCGGCAGGTTCACCACCAGGGTCTCGCGCGGCAGGCCGAGCATAGCGGCGATATCGGCGCCGGCCGGCATCACCAGGTCGTCGAGCTGGTCGTCGATGATCGAGCGAACGGGGCGGGTGGTCATAGGTCGATGCTCCTCAGTTCCTGCTGTCTCGCATCCGCTGCGGCGTCGAGCCGGCGGCGCATGTCGTCGTATTGCCGAGTGCCGATGGCGTCGAGGGTGTAGGCCATCTCGATCTGGCCGCGCCATACCAACTGGTCGTGGCGCGGGATCACCGACCGACGCATTGCGACGATCGCTTCCTCGATCACGCCCTCGGCGCGTTCATTCGCCCAGGCCATCGTCATCCTCCTGCTCTTCGTCGTCGGGCTCCGGGTCCGGCTGGTCCCAGAGCGGGTCTCTGGCGAAGTCCCAGGCGTGTTGCGCGTTGCTGAAAGCCGCGCGGTTGCGGCGCTCGCGGTATGTCCACATCGGGATGCTCTCCGTGGTTCACCTGCATTCGGCAGCACCCCGGCACACGGCAGTCGTGCCCGGTGGGGCGCCGTGGTGGGTGCTCTCGAATGGAGGTTGAAAAAAGCCCGGCCGGAGCCGGGCGAAGAGGGGGAACGCTGCATGCGCAGCGGGGAGTGGCCTGGCGGTTCGTCTTCGCGCACTCTCCAGGGCGTACCTGAAGCGCCGGATAGTTCAACCTCCCGGTGGCCTGCCGAGCAGGCCACTCTCCGCTGCGCCCTGGCCGTGCCAGGAGCAGGAAAGAGAAGGGCGCCGCCAAGCGCCCTGTCTCCACTTACATGCACCGCCCTATGTGAAATCGGTTGGGTACAGGCTCGACCGCATGTTGGCGATCTGCCGTTGGGGCTGGGCTACATGTCGAGATCCTCCGTTGTGCGCGCCGTTGGACCGGCGGGCGCTCGCCGTGGGTTTAACGCCCGGCAATGGGCCAGGCGCCGAAGTCAGGAGATCGCAGTGCAGGCCCGCAACGCGACCGGCGCCGATTGGCCTTCGATCCAGATAACCGCCGCCCCGCCAAGCGACACGCTGGCCCGGCCGACGGTGCGGGTGCGCTGCGGTTCGGCCCCGCGGTACGGGCGGTACTCGATCAGCGCTGGCGCCGGGTGCTCTCGGTTCCAGGCCTCGACCAACTCCGCCGGCGGCACCGGCCGGACGTTGCCGATCTGCTGGTAGATCTCGGAGCGGTGGATGGCGACGTCGTCCGGGGCGGTGATGCCGAGGCGCACCTGGTCGCCCTGGCTGCCGAGGACCGTGACGGTGATGTTGTCGCCGATATGCAGGGTTTCGCCGGGGCGGCGGGTCAAGATCAGCATATGTGCCTCCGTTCAGGATGCTGTGCGCGCGGGCTCAGGCCGGCTCGCAGTGGGAAAGGGCAACGCAACCAGACACGCCCGCGAGCCAGACGACAGCGGTGTGGCCGCCGAGCACCTGGGCTTCGGTTGTCGTCCGGGTGCGCTTCGGCGTGGCGTGGCGATGAAACCGGTAGTTGACCTCGGTGCCGGCGGGTATGCGGAATTCCAGGCAGCAACGGTCGCCGCCGGATTGGCGTTTCGCTTCATCGGGTGTCTCCGGGGTAGGGGCTGTGATTGAGGTTTTGTTGCGGTAGGCTAGAGGCAGAATGCCAGCCTACTAGTCGAAGGGATGCGTGCTGATGTCTTTAGAAATCAAATCTCCGGAAGATTTTGTTGATAGGCCTGACTATCGAGAGGTTTTGGATTTTGGTGAAAAATCCGGAAGAGAGCTTTTAGAGATTCTTGGTGCGTACATATTTCCGGATACCAATTCTGTGAAGTGTGGGATTCGGAACTGCCGTACTCCGCATCGGCGCGGATATTTGATCAGCACCACAGATGGCCTGGAAACGAACATAGGAAATGTCTGTGGGAAAAAACACTTAGGAGCAATATTCACCGAGAAGACGAATCAGTATAGAAAGAAGCAGGCCTATCAACGGAATTTAGAACAGTTTCATATTGTTAAGTCTCGCGTTCAGGAGTTGTGGGGAGAGTTGGATGAACTAAAGCTTGCGGCTGAACGTATATCCAAGTTGAAGATACTCCTGAATAAGTGTCATCCAAATCTCGTTCGTGTTCTTGTTAACCGAAGCAAGATCAATAACTCTGCTCTGGGAAGGCGCATTCCCATGACTCGAGAAGAGGCAGAGCGCTTGTACGTCCATGAGGCGAAAGAAAGCGTCGATGGCAAGGTTCAACAATTTGAGGCATGGCTGGCAAAAGGGTGGCCCAAGAAGCTGGTAGTGGCCGGCCAGATCGCTGGGCTTAGGTTCTGGATGAGCGATCTTCACCAAGTACTAAGACAAGAGATCCTAAACCCAGCTGAAGAGATACAGAAAATCGATATTAATGGAGTTGAACAGCTAAGCCTTAGGAAACTGACGGAGTTCTCACGTTGGTCACAGCAACTAGATACAAATTTGGAAAAAGCCAGAACCATAATTTTAGACGGAGAGGCGTTTTTCGAGTTGCAGAATGTTCAAATGTTGAAACTGTTGGGGGATGAGCTTGACGCAGCGTCTAGCATATTACTAGAGCCTGCACTGGGCGACTTCAGGACTCAGGCGGGTTGGTTCTACGGATAACTCAAGTATTAGTGTTAGTGGTGGCTTTTCGCCCCTGATAATCTCTGGGGCGTCGATATTTCGGGACTCTGGTCATGGATGCGAAAAATCTTGCAGTTCTGATGCAACTGAAGAAGGCGATGGAGGAGGCGAATCCGCCAGCCATCCCTACACCGTTTGAACCGACGCCGGAAAAGCCTCAGAAAACGGGCTGGATCGTGAAGAACTGTCGGTTCTGCAAGACCACAAAGTTCCGTTATCGGGCCGAGTGGGTTAATCCTCCCGTGATGTGCGAGGGATGTCGAAACGAGCGCAAGACTCGCTATCGGCAGGGCACGGGCGACACGATCTACTCCGAAACCCAGGTCTTCCATGGCGGCAGCCCTGGCTCAGGGCGCCGCAAGTAGCGCTTTCCGCGAGGTCCTGCTCAGGGCCTCCTGGAGAGCGTCCGGCCCACGCTCGGCAGGCCGGTAATCTCTTTCTCTTGCACAGGCTGCGGTCGCTTACCCGCGAGGTTTTCACGATTGCCCGGGAAGCGTGCCTCGGTCGGCTATTCATCGTTACTGGCCTCAATCTCGCTTGAGTGGCCTGTGCCCGGCACGGAATGTTGTCCGCTGCCGCCTACCGTTGCGCGGTAGGTCCGCTGGCTATGCATCGGCCAGCTCGGCGTCCATCTGGTTTTTAAAGAGCGCGGCTCGGTGGCCTGGCCAGCGGTGTTGTGCTGGCGTTGGATGAATTATGCATTAGCGCATATGCATGTCAATGCATTGATGCAATTTTTTATGCGCACGGATATGCATGAACGAAAAAGCCCGCGCTTAGGCGGGCTTCAAGAGGGAAGGGAGGGACTAGTGGTGGAGTTGGCGAAGTAGGGCGTCAGGCCCACCGTGGAAGTCGATGAAGCGGCCGAAGGAGTGGCCATCCTCACCCAAGAAGAATGCGGAACGGTGGATTAGGTTGACCTTGTCGGTATCGCTCAACGGACAGGCCATGATCCGCTTTACAAACAAGAGAAATCGCAGGTAATCACCGCCGTTTCTCGGCCAGGGTGTAGCACCTCTGCCCATGCATCGCAGGCGTAACTCCTCGAGGTTCGGCATTGTGCGCGGTAGCCACGTACCCTGGCGGCCATCTTTCAGACCTGGTACGAGCGGAGGGTAAGTGAAGTCCGTTGTGATGCGACCATGCTGCTCCAAAACGGAAAGTGGAGTAGCTATGGCAAGCACAGCGAAGAACTCTTGAGCGCGGAGAAAGGATTCGTCGCGGCATTCGCCCTTCGTTTCGTACGCCGCCAGGTCCTTGAATGGAGAGTAGCTGCCGATCACCGCGCGGCCGGGGTAGGAATGATCCATGACGAGCAGTTGGATTGTCTCAGGGCCATCGTAGATCAGGCCATCAGCACGGGTGCCCGGCGGCGAGCGAAAGATTGCCCAGTCCAGAAAATCCTGGTCGGGGCCGGCGGTCGCCTCGGCGTCTCGGTCGTAGATGACCTGACCGCCTTTGGTGAGTGTGGCGATCGCGCCGGCGCCGTGCTGCTGGACCGTCACGAGGATGTCGATCTTTTCCTGGTAGAGCAGGCGCTGGCGGATGACGCTCTCACGCTCGTCGAGGACCTCAACGGCCAGGAGCAGAGCGGTCAGTTGTTCATCATCCATCCGGCCTGCCACTGGGCGCGCAAGCGCCTTCAGAAGAACATCGCGCCCCAGAACACACGGCCGATGATCTCGATCTCTTGAGCGACAATTTCATCCTGTGAGTATTCCTCATCGGGATGTTCGTCGCGGTTGAAGCTGCGAAGTCGGATGCCTCCGCCCGGCAGCCGGTAAGTCTGTTTGACGCGGAGTAGGCCGCCGTGATTGATCGCGTAGAGGTCTCCATCAACGATCCGGGTATTGCCGACATCGACCCCGACAGTTGCGCCGTTACGGAGTACCGGCTCCATGCTGTTGCCCGTAATAGTCACGCATCGTGCATTGGCAGGGTCTACCCCCTGCTTCTTCAGACTGTACTTCCCGAAGCGCAGGCTACGCCTCGAATTCACCTCGACCGACATCTTGCCACTTCCTGCGGCCAACTCTACCTCCTTAAGGAATGGGACTAGCACCTCATCAGAAGGGAGAGGCGTGCTGTCGTCCCAGACCTCAATCGGACCGTCCATCGTCGCCTCAGGCTCTCGAACGACTGCGGGGATAGGCGCAGTGCCAATTGACACCCTGCCGCGCAATTGGTCTGTGCTCAAACCGAAGTATTCGGCGATTGGGTAGACCTGTTCATCCTTGGGCGTGGCGATCTTGCCGTTAAGGATTCGGGAAATGGTGGATTGCCCGACGCCAGTGCGGCGACTGAGCTCCGTCGGGGATATTCCATGCTCCGCCAGAAGGGCGGCCAGGATGTGCTGGATCGTACTTTTTTGCATGGATGCAATGCTGCCAATGCCTTGTGCATAGGGGAAGAGTCCATTTATGCGTTGACAGTTATGCGGTAATGCATAGACTGTGCATATCTCCAGAGGAGCATGCACATGACTACCCCCACCCTGGCCACGAAGGTCAAAGACCTCCTGGCCGCCCGAAAGACCTACCGCGCCATCGCGGAGCGAGCTGGCTGCGATCCCTCCACGATCTTTCGCATCAGTAAGGGCGCCATCGAGAACCCCAGCTACTCCGTGGGTTCCGCAATTGACCTCATGCATGCCGAGTTGACGCCTGAGCAGCAGCTCGCGCACCTCCAAGAGGCCGGCTGATCGCAAAGAGCGACGGTTTTCGTTGAAGGTCATCCATGACGGGGACTTCCTGCTGGTTGATCGGATGCCAATAGCTTCGCCCAGGAGGGCCACCATGCATACGTCGAATCCTCGACACGAAACCCGCGATGCCGTGCTGATCGCCATCGCCGAGGACATGATCGCCCGGACCAGCATGTCGCAGGACGGGTTCGCCGAACGCTTGAACATCGAACTGAACCTGCGGGCGCCGGAACGCTGCCGGGCCAAGGATTACCCGGACCTGAAGGCCCTGGAACGGGCGGCTACCAGTCACGTCGACTACGCCCGGATCTACAAGAACTGGAGCAAGCGGGTTGAACGCTGGCTCGACGGCGACGTCGAGATCCCGGCCTGGATTGAAGAGTCCTGGGTACAGGCACTGGAGCAACCCTGGCGCGAGCGCGCGCTGTTGGAGTTGTCCGGTCGGTACGGCCTGCTCCCGGTGCGTCCGGTCGTGGCAGAGGGGATGGATGCCATGAAGGTGTTCGGCGCACTGATGCGTCGCCTTGGTGATGTCGCCGGCGTCGGCACCAGGGTCTTCGACGACATGGTCCTCGATGCGCGGGATGGCCAGTTCCTTCCAGACCTGATCAACGCCCTGGACTCCACTGCGGCGAAATGCACCACGCTCAGCCGCATGGCCAAGTCGGTTCTGGCGGGCGAAGGGTGATCCGTGCCGTCCTTCCAGATCAACGACGAGGAGTGGGATGCGCTCTTCGACGAGCCGCATCAGCTGCTGAAGGTGTACTGCGCGATCCGGATGTTCATGGACTATAGGACCGGCATCGCTGGCGAAACCCGCCGCCTGAGCGAGCAGATGCTGATCGAGGTTTTGAGCATCCCGGCATCACCTGGGCGTCCTGCGCACAAGGCGACCCGCAAGGAGGCCCGCTACACCATCGATGCGCTGGTGCGCCGCGGCATGGTCGAGCCTATGCCCAGCATCGGTCCTTTCGTTTTCCACCTGCCGAAGGCTTCACGGGATCAATCCGTCTCGGAGAGGTGGGGCCAGAGGTTTGACCAAGGTGGGGCCAGACCTGGGGCCCTAGGTGGGGCCAAGGATTTAGAGCCAGAAGCCCCGGAACTACTGGGCTACAGCGAAGAGGTTGGAGCAGGTGGGGCCAGAGGTGGGGCCGGAGGTTATCCCGAGGCGGGGCCAGAGGTGGGGCCTACATCCGGTCTTCCTCCGATACCTCCTCCGTCACGTAACGCGCGCGAGGCAGAGCCGGTATCTCGCGCTGACCGATTCCCGATGCACGAGGGCTGGGTGCCGAGTGCGAAGGGGTGGCCGGCAACGCTGGTGCGGAACGGGATTGGGACCTACCAGCTACGCGACGACGAGCTTCTCGAATTCCGCAGCTACTGGATCAACCGCCCCGAGAAATACCAGTCCCAAGGCCAGTGGGAGCACGAACTGGCACAGAAAATTCGCCGCAACCAGCGCTTCGACCAGAACAGGAGCAGCCATGGAAACCAAGCAGGAAACGCCGAAGGCCAAGCCGGCCATCGTGCCGCAAAGCGCGGCCTCTCACATCGACAGGGCCCTCGCTCATGCGTCGACCGCGTCAACGCAATCGTCGCAGCCAACGAGGCTGCCCGACAGGCTGCTGGAACGGCTCTGGGTGAAGATGACCGAGATGTACGGGCACCGCTGGACGTCGAGTTTTGGCGACAACCCGAATCCTGACGGCGCCTGGGCTACCGTGCTCCAGGGGCTGACCGGCCAGCAACTGGCCCACGGGCTCAACATGCTGACGTTCATGGGCAGCCGGTTCGATTGGCCGCCGGCGGCGCCGACATTCCGGGAGCTCTGCCTGAGCGTCCAACCGGAGTCGCTCGGTCTGCCGGACCACGACACCGCGTTCCATCAGGCCCTGGCGTGCCGCTACCGCCACCAGGTGGTCAAGGCCGCCGCCGAGGCTACCGGCGTTTTCGATCTGCGCACCGGGGAGGTGAGTGACGATCGCCTCCGCAAGCGCTTCGGTTTCCACTACGCCGAGATGGTCCGGCGCTGGGCAAACAACATCCCGCTGAGCCAGCCCGTCGTCCACGCGATTGAGCATGACACCGGGAAGAGCTTGCTGGACCTGGCCGAGGATGAAGCCGAGCAGCAGCTCCGCCGGCGGATGCAGGCCCAGGGCCTGGATGGGCTCAGTGGCGCCCAGGCGCGGGAACTGCTGCTGGCCAAGATGCGCCGGAAAGCGCCGGAGGTGCGCCGTGATGCATGACAAGTACAAGCTGGCGATCATTCGTCACGAGAATGCCAAGCAAGTCGTGCAGGGACTGTCCCGAGACATCGGCGCTGCGATCAACAGTTGTCCGATCTCGATTCGAGCGCAGTCCTGGGACACGCCGAACAGCGAGCGCGGTGAACTCTGGGATGAGGCATCGGGCAAGCACAAGACCCACCTATGGCATGCCTTCAAGCATCGGGAGCCTTCGGACTGCGGATATGGAACGGTTGGTCTCGGTGACGATGGCATAGACGACGCCCTTGCACCCGGCGGCGAATTCGAATGCGAGCACTGCCGCCGCGCCTACCAGTTGATCCGAGACCGCCGTTGCGCGAAGCAGGAACTCGGACGCGCTCGTCTTTCGATTCGGGCGCTGGGGCGCGCTGCGCTTGAGGAATCGACCCATGACTGATCTGCGCCCAGTGATGTTCACGGTCCCCGGCGAGCCGGTGGGGAAGGGGAGGCCGCGTATCGGCCGCGTCGGCGCCCATGCCCGGATGTTCACGCCGGCGAAGACGGCGAACTACGAGGGGCTGATCGCACACAGCGGACAGCAGGCCATGGCAGGCCGCGCGCTGTTCGAGGGCCCAGTGCTGGTCGAGCTCGACATCGCGCTGAGCATCCCTCAATCGATGTCGAAAAAGCGGAAGTCGCTGGCCCTGGCCGGCGGCCTGTACCCCACCAAGAAGCCCGACATGGACAACGTGATCAAGGCGATCTACGACGGCCTCAACGGCGTGGTCTGGAAGGACGACGTCCAGGTCGTGAAGGCGGTGGTGGGGAAGCGCTACGGCGAAACGCCAGGCGTTCGAGTGAAAGTCGTCCCTCTCCTCGAGGGCGAGCAGTGACTACAGGAAACTACAGGGGAGAGTCGAAATGAGACTGATCAGCGCGCGCCAGGCTTGGCAGGACGCGTACCACATCCCGGGCGCGTCGGTGATGGCGAAAGCCATCGAAGATGCCGAAGAGGCGACACGGAAGACCAGGGCGAAGCGCCGCAAGAAACTGGTGGCCCGCTTCCCCGAGGGGTACCAGGGCGAGAGCAAGGAGCCGGAGGGCCTGTTCCCCATCGACTCCCAGATCATCGCCGCCTACGAGACGCGGACCGGGCGGGCCGCGGGAAACCTGAACCGCTGCCAGCACATGCTCGCCGCCGGCAAGGTGATGCATGCGATCAGCACGCTACCGAAGCCGCTGCAGCACCTCGGCCACACGCTGTACTCGCCGCTGGCTACCGGTGACGATGTGGCGATCGCCCACGGCCTGGTCTGGATCGGCTCAGGGCTCGGCCAACTGACCCAGCGCCAGGGCGAGCGGGCCTACTGGATGGCGCTGGCGGCGATCAACTCGCACAAGCGCGCCGTCAATGGCCGCGACACGCTGCGCCCGGGCGAGGTCTGCCTGTTCATCGAGGAGCGCCTCGGCTGCCGGATCGACCCCGGCAACTGGGCGCGGGACTACGCCAGTACCTGGGAGCACCTGGCGCGCCACATCGACCGGCTGGACGCCCAGGCCCTGGTGCCGGTGGCCGATGTCGTCGCGAAGGAGCAGGGTTGGCGGCGCGGCCCGGGCTGGCGCTGGAACCGGGTCGACCGCGATGTGGTGGCGGTGCAGCGCGCCGAGGCCTACGCCGAGCGCCGGGACCATCACCAGCAGCGCCTGGCCGAACGCCTGCGCGGGATGTCGGACCAGCAGTTGGCGCGGTGGGCGGCGAGGATGAAGCGGTACGGGGAGGCATACCGGGAGGAGTGGGGCGAGGACATCCTGGAATGCCCCAGTGTCCATCAGCGCTACCATGACCGCGTGGCGGCCTACTGGGCCCAGCGGGAGCGCCTGAAACGGGTCGCTTGACGATTTGAAGAGCATTTGGGTATCGTTTTGCCATTGTGCACAGTTGCACCCGATCAACAGATTCCCCCGAAAACCCGGCCCTGGCGCCGGGTTTTTTCGTTTCTGGAGTACCCCATGGCTGAACCGACGAGCAGCGGAGCAGTAGCAGCAGCCGGCGCCGTCGGGCTCACTGCCACCGCAATCATCCCCGGAGTCGACGTCAATGCAGTGATCGGCGGCTTCGCCGGCGCGCTGCTGTTCGTGCTCTGGGCCCACGACCTGACCATGGCCAGGCGCCTCGGCTACCTGCTGGCGTCCTGGGTCGGCGGCTACTACGCCGCCACCGAGGCTGTCGGGCGGGGCGCGACCCAGTTCTCCGGGCTGCCCGCCCTGGTCACCGCCGCGCTGATCGTCACGATCCTGATCGGCGTGCTCGACTGGATGATCGGTGGCCGCGCGCCGGCATGGCTCCAGATCGTTCTGCAGCGCATCGTCGGCATGATCGGAGGCCGGAAAGATGGTTGACCTGGTGACCCTGGCGGCTGCGGCCGTCTGCGGCGCTATCAGTTGCCGCATCTTCACGTACCAGCGCCACGGTGCAACGTACCGGTTTGGCGTCTCGCTCTGCGCGTACATCCTCGCCGCTGGGACCGGCATGCAGGCGCTGTCGATCAGCTTGGCCGTGCTGATGGCGCGCCACGCGACGCCAATATCGCCCTACCTGCTGGCGGTCCTGGTTGTGCTGCTGGTGCTGGTCTACCGCAACAAGGGCAACATCGCGCCCATCCTGAGGCTCAGTTGAGGTGATCCATGGCGCTGACCAAGAAACAGCGCCTGTTCGTCGACGAGTACCTGATAGACCTCAACGCGACGCAGGCCGCGATTCGGGCCGGCTACAGCACCCGGCGCGCGACGGAGATCGGCTATCAACTGCTCCAGCGGCCGGAGGTCGCCCAGGCCATCCAGGCCGCCATGGCCGAGCGTTCGAAGCGCACCGAGGTCGAAGCCGACTATGTGATCCGCCGCCTGCGCGAGATCGACGAGATGGACGTGCTCGACATCCTCGAGGACGACGGTTCGTTCCGGTCGATCCGCGACTGGCCCAAGGCCTGGCGCCAGTTCCTGTCCGGCATCGAGATCGCCGAGTTGTTCGAGGGCCGCGGTGACGACCGCCGCATCGCCGGCGTGCTCCGCAAGGTCAAGTGGCCGGACAAGCTCCGCAACCTGGAGCTGCTGAGCCGGCACGTCGGCACCGAGTCGGCTGCGCTGGACCTTGAGTTGAAGCGCCTGGACGTGGCGAAGAAGCGCGCCGAACTGAAGCTGCTGGAGAACCCCGACGACGAAGCGCCGCCAACCAGCGTCGCCGTGACAATCATCGATGCGAGGGTGCGCGATGCCGACGCTTAACGTGCCTCAGGCGAAGTTCCTGGCCCTGCCGCACAAGTTCTGCGGCTTCGTGGCCGGGTTCGGCTCCGGCAAGACCTGGGTGGGCTGCTCTGGCCTCGCCCAGCACGCCTGGGAGTGGCCGCGCATCAACGCCGGCTACTTCGCGCCGACCTACGCCCAAATCCGCGACATCTTCTACCCAACGATGGAGGAGGTGGCTTTCGACTGGGGGCTGCGGACCAGGATCAACCAGGCGAACCACGAGGTTCACCTCTTCAGCGGCAGCGCCTACCGCACGACGATCATCTGTCGCTCCATGGAGAAGCCGCAGACCATCGTTGGCTTCAAGGTCGGCCGATCCCTGGTGGACGAGCTCGACGTCCTGTCGCTGGTCAAGGCCCAGCAGGCCTGGCGCAAGATCATCGCGCGGATGCGCTACAAGGTGGACGGCCTGCGCAACCGTGTCGACGTCACCACCACCCCGGAAGGCTTCAAGTTCGTCTTCCAGCAGTTCGTGAAGCAGTTGCGCGAGAAGCCGCACCTGCAGGACCTGTATGGACTGGTCCAGGCCAGCACCTACGACAACGAGGCGAACCTGCCGGACGACTACATCGATTCGCTGATGGAGTCGTACCCGCCGCAACTGATCGCGGCGTACCTGCGCGGCCAGTTCGTCAACCTGACGTCGGGCACGATCTACACCGCCTACGACCGCACCCTCAACGCCTCGCAGGAGACCGTACAGCCCGGCGAAACGCTGTTCGTGGGCATGGACTTCAACGTCGGCAAGATGGCCGCCGTCGTGCATGTGAAGCGCCTGGGCCTGCCGCACGCGGTCGACGAGATCGTCAACGGGTACGACACCCCGGACATGATCCGCCAGATCAAGGAGCGGTTCTGGCTGTACGCCGACGGCGAATATCGCCCTACACGTCAGATCAGGATCTACCCCGACGCCTCCGGCGACTCGCGCAAGTCCGTCCGGGCCAGCGAGACCGATATCGCGCTGCTCAAGCAGGCCGGCTTCGTCGTCTCGGCGCCCACCGCCAACCCGCCGGTCAAGGACCGGATCAACTCCATGAACGCCATGTTCTGCAACGCCAAGGGCGAGCGCCGGTATCGGGTCAACCCCGACCGGTGCCCGACCTATGCCGACGCCCTGGAACAGCAGGTGTGGGGCACAAACGGCGAGCCGGACAAGTCGGCCGGCATCGATCACCCGAATGATGCGGGTGGCTATTTCATCCACAAGGAATACCCGATCACGAAGTATTCCCTCGCAGGTGTTTCCTAATGGGCGTAAGGAGCTTCCTCACTGACAAGCTGGTCAACTTCGTGGCCAACTTGGGCACGGAGCGAGACAAGGCCGCCGGCAGCTTCTACGCGCCGGTCGTGCTCACCGATGAGCAGTTGCACAACGCGTATCGCGGCGCCTGGTTCCCGCGCAAGGTCGTCGATATCCCGGCGAAGGATGCGACCAGGCGTTGGCGGGCATGGCAAGCCAGCAAGGCGCAGATCGAGAAGATCGAGGCCGAGGAGAAGCGCCTGCAGGTTCAGGCTCGCACCAAGGAAGCTCTGACCAAGGCGCGGCTATGGGGCGGCGCAGCGATCTTCATCGGCACAGGCGAAACTGACACCAGCAAGCCTCTGGTACCCGAGCGCGTCCAGGCCGGCGGCATCAAGTATCTGACGGTGATGAGCCGGCGCGACCTGTCGGCAACCGAGCAGGATCGTGACGTCATGTCACCGAACTACGGCAAGCCCAAGGCCTACCGGCTCGGCGGCAGCGCGATCGAGATTCACCCGTCCCGGCTGGTGATCTTCACCGGCGCCGACATCCCTGACCAGGACCTGGCCAGCGGCAACCAGTTCGGGTGGGGCGACTCGGTCCTGCAGGCCGTGTTCGAGGCCATCCAACAGATCGACAGCACCATGGCCAACGTGGCCAGCCTCATCTTCGAAGCGAAGGTCGACGTGATCCGTATCCCCGACTTCATGCAGGGGATGCAGGACCCGAAGTACGAGAAGCTGGTGTTGGAGCGCATGCGTTTGGCGGCCATGGCGAAGGGAATCAATGGCACCCTGATGCTGGACAAGGACGAGGAGTACGACAGCAAATCGGCGAACTTCGGCACGCTGCCGGACATCATGGACCGCTTCATGCAAGCGGGCTGCGGCGCTGCCGATATTCCGGCCACCCGCATGCTCAGCCAGTCCCCCGCCGGCATGAACTCAACCGGCGAGGCCGACCTGCGCAACTACTACGACCGCATCCAATCCAGTCAGGAGCTCGACATTACGCCGGCCATGTCGGTACTGGACGAGTGCCTGGTGCGGTCCGCGCTGGGCAGCCGACCGCCGGAGATCCATTACGTTTGGAACAGCCTCTGGCAGACCACAGCGAAGGAGCGGGCGGACATCGGGAAGATCACCGCCGAGACTATCAAGACCATCGCCGAGACAAGGCTCTTCCCCGAGGACGCGCTCAGCAAGGCTGCCGAGACCCTGCTGGTCGAGAACAGCGTGATGCCCGGTCTGGAGTCGGCGCTGGAGGAGTTCGGCTCCGAAGTACCCGAGGACGAGCAGGACGAGGAGGGCGGCAACCGGTCGTCCAGCCAGGCGCTGAACGACGCGGCACTTCGCACGCTGTACGTCTCGCGCCGGGTGCTGAACGCCGGCGCGATCATTGACTGGGCGAAGGACCAGGGCTTCGAGACCACGCTCCCGGCCGACGACCTGCACGTCACCATCGCCTACAGCCGGACGCCCGTCGACTGGATGAAGGTCACCCAGGCCTGGACGGTCAAGCCGAACGGAAACCTGACCTGTTCCGCCGGCGGCCCGCGCCTGGTCGAGCAGTTCGGCAAAGGGGCTGTGGTTCTGCTGTTCAACTCCTCTGACCTGACCTGGCGGCACGTCGAAATTCGCGATGCCGGTGCCAGTTGGGACTGGCCGGACTACCAGCCCCACATCACCTTCACCTACCAGCCCGGCAGCGTCGACCTTGACCAGGTTGAGCCGTACCGCGGCGTCATCGAGCTCGGCCCGGAGGTCTTCGAGGAGATCGACGAGGGCTGGGCGGATCGCCTCGACGAGGAATAACGATGCTTCTCCATGACTCCGTGTCGGTGTCCGGCGTTCGCCGGACCGCTGACGGCTACCTCGTGGCCGATGCCCGGGTAGCGCGCACTGGCATCCAGGAATACCTGGGTTCCGAGGTCGGCAAGCCCGACATACCCATTGTCCGCGTGTACCGGCCGCCGGAATCGGTTTTCGCCGAGGACGCCATGCGCTCCTACGCCTACCGCCCCATGACCAACGGCCACCACGGCGAGGTCACCGCTGAGAACTGGAAGCAGCTCGCCATCGGCCAGACCGGCTCGGAGGTCCTGCGAGACGGCGACTTCGTGCGCGTGCCTCTGGTGTTGATGGATGCCGATGCGATCCGCGACTACGAGGCAGGAAAGCGCGAGCTATCCATGGGGCTCGAGGCAGAGGTCATTTTCGAGGATGGGGTGACCCCCACCGGCGAGACCTACGACGCCCGGCTTGGCCCGATGCGAATGAACCACCTCGCCCTGGTCGATCACGCCAGGGGCGGCGAGCAACTGCGCATCGGGGATTCGCGCACCCCCGGCGCCAAGAAACCTGCGCAAACAACCCCCACAGGAGGCCATGACATGGCTGATGCACTCCGCAAACTCCTGGTCGATGGCCTCACGATCGAGACCACCGAGCAGGGCGCCCAGGTCGTCGAGAAGCTGCAGAAGCAACTCGGCGACGCCGGGGCGAACCTCAAGACCATCCAAGACGCCCACGCCACCGCGATGGCAGCGAAAGACGCCGAACTGGCGAAGAAGGACGCCGAAATCGATGGGCTGAAGGCCAAGGTACTGAGCGACGCCGACATCGACAAACTGGTGCGAGAGCGCGCCGACCTGATCGCCAGCGCGATGCTGATCGCTGACGGCGACTATGCCGGCAAGTCCGCCGCCGAGATCCGCAAAGCGGCCGTCGTGGCCAAGCTGGGCGACGCCGCCATCAAGGACAAGCCGGAGGCCTACATCGCCGCCCGCTTCGACATCCTGCTCGAGGATGCCGCCAGTAACGACCCGGTGCGTGTCCACCTGAAACAGCAAGACAGCAAACCGTCGAACCCGGCTGACAACGGTCAGGCGGCCTACGAGGCGCGCGTCAACGGCGCCTGGAAAGGAGGTGACAAATAATGCCCGCCGTTCAAACCACCTACAGCGCGAACATCCGCCCCGGCCTGCCGGGCATGATCGTCGACGAAGTCCCGAAGACCCTGATCTCACGCACCGTCGAGGCCGCTGGCGGCCTGGCGTTCGGCATCCCGGTCATGCAGGGCACCGCCGACAAGGCCGGCCGTGCGCCGACTACTGGCGATACCGCCGCGAAGTTCGTCGGCATCAGCGTCCGCGACCGCTCCGTCAAGGCCGAGGCTAACCAGTACAGCCAGTACGAGTCGGCCCGCGTCATGACCGAGGGCGCCATCTGGGTGACCGCTTCCGTGCAGGTTGCCGCAGGCGATCCGGTCTACTTCGTGCCGGCCACCGGCGCCTGGACCAACGTCGCGACCGACAACGTGCAGGTCGCCGGGGCGCGCTTCGACACCAGCACCACTGGCACCAATCAACTCGCTCAAGTCCGCCTGGGCTAAGGAGAAACCATGAGCCGATTCAAGCTGCTCGACGCCCAGGCCGCCCTGGGCTTCGTGGTCTCGCAGACCACCTACATCGAGCGCCAGGTCAACGAGATCGTCTACCCGGATATCCAGTATCCGCAACTGATCCCGGTCGACACCTCGGCGCCCGAGTGGATCAAGACCGTCACCTTCTACTCCGCCGACAAGGTCGGGAAGGCCGACTGGGTCAACGGCAACGCCGACGACCTGCCGCTGGCCAGCACCGAGCGCTCGAAGTTCGAGTCGAGCGTGCACATGGCTGCCATCGGCTATGGCTATGGTCTGGAAGAGATCAGCCAGGCGCAGATGCTCGGCATCAACCTGACCGGTGACGATGCCGCCGCCGCGCGTCGCGCCTACGAGGAGTTCGTGGACCGCGTAGCCCTGGCGGGTGACGCGTCCAAGGGCTTCAGTGGCCTCTTCAACTACCCGGGTGTTACCGCGGGCTCCGCCGTCACCGGGAACTGGGAAACCGCCACCGCCGACCAGATCCTGGCCGACGTGAACACCGCGCTGACCCTCCAGACGCAAGGCACGCTGTTCACCGCGTTCTCCGACACCCTGCTGCTGCCTTACGCGAAGTTCCTGCTGATCGCCACCCGCAAGGTGAACGAACAGGGTCTGGAGACGATCCTCACCTATCTGCAGAAGAACAACGTCTACACCGCCACCACTGGTCGCCCGCTCACCATCCGCGGCCTGAACGGCCTGGATGCCGCAGGCGCCGGCGGCACCGCACGCATGGTCAGCTACCGCCGCGATCCGTCGGTGCTGAAGATGCATATCCCGATGCCGCACCGCTTCCTGCCGGTGTACCAGGCCGGTCCGATCCGCTGGGAAGTTCCCGGCATCTTCCGCCTCGGTGGCGTGGATATCCGTCGTCCGGCGGAAGTTCGCTACACCGACGGCATCTGACGGGGGTGGACCATGGCGCTCATCACCAATACCAACCGCATCACCCCCATCGGCCTGCCGAGTGGTGCCGTCATCCCGCCGGGCGCGTCTGTTGACGTGCCCGAGTGGGACGATATCAAGGACCGCAAGAACCTCGCCTTCTACGTGGTCACCGGCGTGCTGGTGGTCGATGGCGGCGTGCAGAGCGACGGCCAGGGCGGCGAAGAGGCGTACCGCCAGCAACTGTTCGCCGAGCTGAAGGCCCTGGGCGTGAATGCCGGCGCCAACAGCAAGACCGAGACCCTGGTTTCGAAACTGGCAGAGGTCAAGGCCAAGGCCACGCCGCCCGCTGACGAAGCGGCTCAGAAACAAGCGCTGATCGAGCAACTGGCCACCCTCGGAGTGCCGGCTGGTCCTGATGCCTCCCTGGAAGAACTCCAGAAGGCCCTGGCCGACAAGCAGGCCGAGCAGCAGTAATACCCGCCTCACGGATGGTCGACCGGGCCAGGATGGCCCACCTATTCGAGGATTCTGCATGAGCCCCATCTACTGGCACTTCGGACCGCTGCAGTTCACCAAGTCCGGCTCTCTCTGGGTTCTCTCCGTTAGCGGTTTCGGTCTCTGCGGCATCGGGCTGCGCATGGGGCTGTACCGTGGCTGACGCCTACTACGGCACCGTGGCTGGTGCTGATGCCTACCACCAGGCCCGGGGCAATGCCGCCTGGGCGGCTGCTGCTGAGGCCGACAAGGAAGCAGCGCTGGCCCGGGCATCAGCCTACATCGACGGCCTCGGCACCCAACAGCCGGTCTCTGAATGCGTGCTGGTCTTTCCTGGCAAGAAAGCCGGAGGGCGAGCCCAAGCACTGCAATGGCCGCGCGTAGGCGCCGTTGACCGTGACGGGGAGCCCGTTCCGGCTGATGAGGTGCCGCGGGAGGTCGAGCAGGCCACCTACGAGGCCGCGCTGCGCGAACTGTTGAAGCCCGGCAGCCTGAATCCGGACTACGTTGCGACCACCGCGGTGAAACGCGCCAAGGTCGGGCCGCTCGAAACCGAGTTCTTCGGCCCAGCCGAAGGCGACGAGCAGCCCAACAAGCCCTTCGTGGGGGTCATCAACGATCTCTTGGCGCCGATCATGGTGTTGCGGTGCCCGATGCCAGCGGTATTCACGGTATGACCGAAGCCGAGATCCTGCGCGCAATCGAGGGAAAGGAGCCGGCGTTGCAGAGGGCGTACCTGGACCGGGTCAGGTCGGTGACGGATGCCGCTGTCGTGGCTGAGATCGAGCGCTACATCAACGAGCAGGATGAGGATTCCATTGTCTCGGTGCTGTCGCTGGGGTTGCTGGCGGTGTTCCTGGAGCAACTGCGGTCCACCTATCTGGCCGGCGCGACCCTCGAAATCAAGTTTTTCCCGGGACGGCCGGTCCCGGAGTTCGACCCTGTAGGCCCGGGGCCGTCGACCTGGTTATCGGAGCATGCCCGCGTCCTGCAGCGCGACATCGATGATGCTACGCGCCTGGCTGTCCGCCACACGATCCAGATGGCCGACCTCCTGGGGCGCCCGCCGCGCGCGACAGCACTCGATATCGTCGGCCGGCGAAGCCCGCAGACCGGGCAGCGAACCGGTGGAATCACTGGACTCTCAGGCAACTACGCCCAGGCAGTGGCCAACGCCCGCGCCCAGTTGCTCAGCGGGGACCCTGCGCAGATGCGCCAGTACCTGACACGCACTCGCAGGGATCGGCGGTTCGACAGGTTGGTCGAGCGAGCCGTCGAGGCGCGTCGCCCGGTCCCGTCGGCGGATGTCGATCGCATCGTAGGCCGCTATTCCGAGCGACTGCTGCGGACCCGTGCCGAGCAGATCGCCGCGACTGAGGCACACGACGCCTTCAGCGCCGGACGGGATCAGGTCTACGAGCAACTCGTCGCCAATGGACTGGAGCGCAGCAGAGTCCTGAAGACCTGGCACAACGTCGGCGACAACCGCGTTCGGCACACTCATTCGCCGATGCAGGGCCAGCGACAGCAACTCGGTAGTCCGTTCGTGACGGGCGGTGGCGCGCTGCTGATGTTCCCCGGTGACCAGACGCTTGGGGCCGGCGACAACGAAACCGCCGGCTGCCGGTGCTGGGTCGAGTACGAAATCGGAGGTATCCGTGCGTGACGAAATGCAGGCTATTTTCGGCCAGATGTTCGACAGCGTGTTCAGCGAGTCGGTGACCTCGTTCGCTGGCGAGTATCCGGGGCCGGGCGTCTTCGATCCGGTCACCGAGACCACCACCAGCCAACCCGTGCGGTACTCCGGGCGCGGGGTCTTCCACAACTACGAGGCCAACCGCATCGACGGAATCAACATCCTGGTCGGCGACATCCAACTGATCGCTCTGATCAACGAGGTGTCGGACCAGCCCGCCGTCGGCCATGAACTGAGCACTACCGACGTGGTGCCGATCCTTGGTGGGCCGTTGGCGGGCTATCGCATCGTGCGCGTTGGCGGTGATCCCGCCGGCGTGCATCACGATCTGCAGTTGAGGAAAGCGTGATGGCAAAGGGGAAGGGAGGAAGGTCCTGGAGCATCCCTCCGTCGGCTTTCGCCGAGAATGTCGGGCAGGCCGTGGCCAACCACCAGCGGCGGCTGACCATCGAAATGCTCGAGCAGATCACCATCCGCGCACCGGTACTCACCGGCCGGTTCAAGGCCAATAACCTGGTCAGCGTCGGCGAGCCGGTCTTCTATTCGGTGAACCGCTACGACAAGGACGGGAACGAGACCTTGGCTTATGGCGAGGCGGCCCTGGCCGGCCTGGCTCCGTACTCGGTGGTCTACATCCAGAACAACCTGATCTATGCGCCGCCGTTGGAGGATGGTCACTCCGGCCAGGCCCCGGCGGGCATATATGGCGTCAGTTTCCATAGCGTCACGGCGAGACATTCATGACCTTCGAACAGATCCGGGCAGTCATCATCACGCGCATGACCGAATGGGCCGCGATCCCGGGCGATGACGTCGATTACCCGAACAACCCAAAGGGCCCGTTCAAGCCGGACGGGAGGCCGATCTGGGCGCGCCTGGCGGATATCCCTGGCGCCTCTGCGGCTACCGAGATCGGCAACGGCCCCTGTGTTCGCCGCAGCGGCCTGATCATCGTGCAGCTCTTCGTGCCGACCTACAAAGGCACGCTGCTGCTGACCCGGACCGCCGATACGCTGCGCGAGCACTTCGAGTTCTATAGCGACCCGGTCCTGCCGTTCGAGTGCTTTGCCGTCTCCCAAGCCGTTCCCGGCGATGATGGGCACGGCTGGTACCAGGCCAACCTGACGATCCCCTACCGGGCTGGTTGAGCCCGACTCACCCACCGCCGCACGGCGGTTTTTTTTCGCCTATCACAGGAGAAACGCCCCCATGAGTAGCGGCGCGAAGGTCCAGCTTGCCTGGATCAAAGAGGTAACCCCCGGCGTCACCCCGCCGGGCGACTGGCACACGCTCACCCGTATCAGCAACGGGGTGACACCGACCTACAACTCCGAGGCCAACAACGAGATCGGTGCCGACCGTATGGCTCAGGGTACCGCCATGACCACCGTCGACGTTGGCGGTGACATCGAGAGCAAATGGCGCTACGGGGCGCTGGATGAATTCATGGCCTCCTGCTTCGGCAAGAACTGGGTCGCGAACGTCCTGACCATGGGTAACGACCGCATCTCCTTCTCCCTGGCCACCTATGCCGCGGATATCGGCGTCGCCGGTATCGCCCGTGGCGCCCAGGTTGCGACGATGGCGTTCGACTTCCCGGGCGACAACGAGATCACCGTCACCACCACGTTCGCTGCCACAAGTTGGAGCGATAAGGCCGATGACACCTCGTTCATCGTCAACGCCCAGCCGGAGCCGGCGCAGCGCCGCTACTCGTTCAAGGACATCAGCGGCCTAAAGCTCAACGACCAGCAGGTGGGAGAGGGCAATGCCTGCGTCGACAGCTTCAACCTGCAGTTCGACAACGCGGTACAGACCCAGCGCTGTATCGGCAACGGCAACCCTTTCCCGGGCAACATCATCCCCACGACGTTCACTCCGTCGGGCTCGATCACGATCAGTTGGTCGAAGATGGCCTATCAGCTCTGGAAGGCACAGCAGACCGGTGACGCCATCAGCTTGGAGTTCACCGTCAGCAATGCCGACGGCGGCTATCGCATCAGCCTCCCGGAGATGGAGGTCAACGGGTCCTGGCCGGATGCCGGCGCCGAGGAAATCGTCCAGGTCGAACTGAACTACACCGCGCGCCGTATCCCGCCGACTATCACCCGTCTGCCGGCGCCGATCGTGATTGCAAGCGTCACCGTCACGCCGGATACCGCCTCGGTCGCCGCCGGTGAAACCGTAGACCTGGAAGCCGAGGTTCTACCGGCCGGCGCCAGCCAGACCGTCACCTGGTCCACCTCCGATGCAGCGATCGCCACCGTGAACGACACCGGCCTGGTCACCGGCGTGGCCGTAGGCACCGCAACGATCACCGCTACCAGCACCGCGGACCCGACCAAGACCGATACCTGCGCGATCACCGTAACCGCGTAACCCCTTGCCTGGCGCGCCCTGCGGTGCGCGCTGGGCCTTTTTACCGCAGAGGAACAGCATGGCCATCACCCTGAAGAAAAAGCCCGAAATCGACCTGTACGGCACCCGCTGGCTGCATCTCAAACTGGACAAGCAGGGGCATCTGTCGCCTTGCAACGTAGAAGCGGAGGCCGACCTTTCGCTGCTGGTGGGGTCGACTGGCGATCCGCTTTTCCAGTCCCACCACGCGATGATCAACCGCCACATGCAGGCGATCGATGCTCAGGCCGGCGTCGGAACCAGCCAGTTCAGCCCGCTGACTCTGGCCGATGTTCAGTTCGACAATATCGACGACCTGCTGATTGGCCTGGTGGCCAGGCACATCATCAAGGACTGGAAGGGTGTGCAGGACGAGGCGGCGCCCGGTGTGCCCGCCGACTACACGCCGGAGCGCGGCCAGGCGCTAATGCGCCAGCACCCCGATGCCTACTGGCTTGCGCTCAAGACCGGCACCGACATCGCGGTTCGTGCGGATCTGCGTACCCAGGAGACCGTGGGAAAGTCCTGAGCGCGTATCGCTGGGCTCGGGACTGGGCGGGGCCCGACAACGAGAAGAAGCGATGGAAGCATGAACGGTTCGGGCTCCCGGTCCCTGCGGAGCCCACCATAGACGCCGTCTGCGCCGAGGTGCTCGAGGCCTACCACCGGATCAGCAGGGGCCGGCAGTTCATCGGCATGATCGGTGCGCCGGCCCCGCTTTCTCACCGCGATATCGACGCCTACCTCCTGCGTTACCCCACCGCCATCCCCATCGTCGAGTTCGAGGCGGCGGTCCTCGCGCTCGACGACGAGTACCGCGTCCAGTGGGCCGCGGCGCAATCAGAACCTGCTGAACAAGAACCCGGAGACCGCCATGGCGGAAGAAAGTCGCCTATCAATAATCATCGACTCCAGGGGCGCTGAGAAGAACGCGACCAGTCTTAGCGACGCGCTGGACCGGGTGGAGCGCAGCGGGGACGAAGCCGCCGGCAGCACCTCCCGCCTCAGTGAGGTGACTGTCCGCCTCGGCTCGAACATGAGCAAGGCTGCGGCCGCTACGGTTGCGTCGCTATCGCGCATCGAGCGCGCGACGGAGTCGACCAGTTCGCAGATGACGGCGCTTGTCTCCCGCGCTGTCGCCCTGGAAAACGCGATGTCGTCGGTGGGCCAGGGTATCGGTCGGCTCGACACCGGCATCACCCAGTCGAACGCGCAACTTGCGCAGTTGAACACCCAGATGTCGCATCTGGTGTCGACGTTCAGCACGTTTTCCCAGGGGCAGAGCGCGATCAACGCGCAGTTGTCGCGCATCGCTGCGAACATGTCGCGGGCAGCGGACGAGACCCAGAACCTGGACCAGTCCACCAGCCGTGCCGGCCGCGGCGCGCGCGAAGCCGCGAGTGACCTCGACGCAGAACGCGCCGGCCTGGCGCGCCTGCTGGGGCAGATCAATCCCACTGTCGCGGCGCTCGACCGCCTCGACGACATGCAGCAACGGCTCACTCGCTACAAGAACTTGCGCCTGGTCGATGCTGAGACGGTGGCGGAGTACACCGAGCGGCTGAAGGCAATGCGCAATGCCCTGGGCGACGCCGAGGGCGGCATGAACCGCACTGGGATGTCGGCCAAAGCGCTGTCGGCGAACATGCGGATGCTGCCGGCTCAGATCACGGACATCGTTGTCGGCCTGTCCTCTGGCCAGGCCCCCTTGACCGTGCTGCTCCAGCAGGGCGGCCAACTCAAGGACATGTTCGGTGGAATTGGGCCGGCTGCGCGCGCCGTCGGGGGCTACATCGCCGGCCTGGTAAATCCCTACACCATCGCCGCCGCCGCCGCTGGCGTGCTGGCGTTGGCTTTCTACCAGGGCTCGGTGGAGTCGTCGCGCCTGACCAACGCCCTGGTCAAGAACGGCAACGCCGCCGGAACCACCGCCGGGCAACTCTCGGTCTTCGCGCAGCAGGTCGGGGCTGGGAGCGCGACAGTAGCGCAGGCAGCCAGCGCGCTGACGCAACTGGCCGGCGCCGGCAACCAACTGACCATCCTCTACCCGAAGATCGCCGCGGCGGCGATCAGTTGGTCGAAGGTCACCGACCAGTCTGTCGAGGAGGTGGTCGACAGCTTCAATGACCTGGCCAAGAACCCAGTCGATGCGGTGAAGAAGCTCGACGACCAGCTCAACTTCCTGACCGCGAGCCAGTACGCGAACATCCAGTCGCTGCAGGAGCAGGGGCGCACAATGGATGCTGCTCGACTTGCGACCGAGGCATACGCCAACGCGCTGGCCAGTCGCTCCACGGAGATGGAGCAGAACCTGGGGGTGGTAGAGAAGGCTTGGAACGGACTGAAGAGTGCCGCGAAGTCAGCATGGGATGCCATGCTCGATATTGGGCGTACCGAGTCGCCGGAACAGCAACTTCAGAAGGTCTACAAGCAGATTGAGAATGCCCAGAAGGGCATTGGGCGAGGTGGCCGGGCCGCGTTTGGCCTGGGTATCAGCCAGGCCAGTCTCGATGCGCTGTACAAGCGCGCCGCTGACCTTCAGGCGAAGATCGCCGCCGACGGCGCGAAGAACCTGGAGCAGGCAACGAACAACGCGATCCAGGCGGCCGGAAAGAAAGGCATCGATACGATCAACACGACGTTCGCCGCCGCGCAGACCCAGACCGAGAAGCTCCAGAAGCAACTGGTGGAACTCGACAAGGCTCGAAAGGCCGCCATGGAGGCGGGCGGATTCACAGCCGAGGAGGAGACCAAGTTCGCGGTCGCACGCAAGAACATCGAGCAGCAGATCGCCGACATCAAGGCGCGTGAGGCGAAGAAGAGCGCGCCGAAGACCCGCGGCCAGAATGTCGGCGTGCGTGAGGCTGACAATACAGCCTCCCGCTTGCTGGCCCAGTACGACCCGGCCGGCCAGGCTGTGCGCACCCTGACCAAGGAGCAGCAGCAACTCGACCTCGCTTGGCGCAAGGGCAAAATCACGCTCGACGAGTACGGCAAGGCCCTGGCGCAGGCGTCGCTTAACTACGCAGCGGCGATCAAGGGCGCCCAAGGCCTCACTGCAGCCGAGCAGTACCAGGCGCAGATGGAGCGGCAACTCTCGATTCAGCGCCAGCAGTACGCCGCCCAAGCCGCGGCGGTTGGCATGGGCGGAAAGGAGGCCGAACGGTACCAGCAGCGCCTCCAACTGGAGCAGCAGACCAACGACCGAGTCCTCCAGTTGCGGACCGAGTTGGCCCAGGCGACCACCGAGAAGCAGCGACAGGAGCTTCAGGCACAGATCGACCTGACCAACGAGTATCTGCCACAACAGGTCGCTGCGATGGAGGCGGGCTGGGCCCAGATGGACGCGGCCATGGCCAACCCAATCAACGGATGGACCGCTGCGGTGCAGAACTTCGGCGCGCAAGCGACAAACGTGGCTGGGCAAACGCAGAGCATTTGGACCAACGCATTCGACACGATGACGAACGGGGTCACTGACCAGTTCATGAGCCTGGACCTTTCCCTGAGGTCCATTGGTGATCTGAGCAAGGAAGTACTTCGGAACGTCCTCGCTGGCTTCGTCAAAATGGGCGTCCAGATGGCTGCTAACGCGGTCCTGAGCAGTACGATCCAGGCCGCCCAAACGACCCAGGCCGCAGCATCTGGGGCCGCTATTGCATCGGCGTATGCGCCTGCGGCCGCAACTGCATCTATCGCCTCTTTTGGCGGTGCCGCTGTTGCTGGCCTGGCGGCTATGACTGCTGCCATCCCGCAGATGCTGTCTCTTGTCGGATTCGCGAACGGTGGCTATGTGACGGGCCCAGGAACGGGGCGCTCTGACAGCATTCCGGCAATGCTCAGCAACGGCGAGTTCGTGGTGAATGCCGAGGCGACCAGGCGGAATCGGTCATTGCTCGAGGCGATCAACTCCAACGACCGGATTCCGAGCGGCAGCGCTGCGTCGAGCTCGTCCAGCGGTGCCACCGCTTCGGCCGGTCTCGCGCCAGAGGTCAACATCTTCAACGCGCCGCCCGGCACCCAGGCAAACGTCAGGATGGAGAACGCCCAGTGGGTGCTCGACGTCGTGTGCGGGAGCATGGAAGGCGATGGCCAGGTACACCAGGTCATGGCCGGTAAATATGGCGTTACCACGGTGGGACGGTAATGAGTGACGACATCATCAAATATCCGGCGCAACTGCCGCACCCGCTGCAACAGGGTTACGCCTTCGAGACGACGAACCCGAAGCTGTCGACTCCGATGGCTTCGGGCTACGTTCGAGAACGCCGGCGAACCCAGAGCGTACCTACCAGGGCGAAAGTCACCTGGAACATGGATAGCCAGCAGGCCGCCTTCTTCGAGGCGTGGTTCGCCCGTACCCTGGTGGACGGAACGAAGTGGTTCGAAGCGATGCTGCAGACGCCGCTTGGCTTCCTGCCGTACACCTGCCGGATTCTCGGGATGTACGAGGGCGCCGAACTGGTCCAGGTCAGGCGCTGGGAGTACAGCGCGACGCTCGAACTGCGCGAACGCCCCCTGATGCCGCCAGGCTGGGAGGAGTTCCCGGACTACTGGTTCAACATGAACATCCTGGATCTCGGGATGAACCGCGATGGCCACTGGCCGGAGGCATGAGATGGACCCACTCGAAGTTGCCTTCGCTTCGCCGGCCGACGAGGTGCTGATTCCAACCCTGGAGATCACCTGTGATGCCTGGCCGGCCCCGGTGTTGCTGACGCACGGCTACGACAATGTCACCGCCGGCACCGAGGATGGCCGAACCCTGACCTTCGAGGCTGGAGGGATCGATGCCTCGTTGCCGAAGTCGGACAACACCGGGAACCAGACGATCACCTTTGCCATCGACGGCGTGACCGGAAAATCCCAGAACCTGATCCAACAAGCCGTCGATGCAGAGAAACGGGTCCGACTGACCATGCGGCTCTACCTCAGCACGGACCTCTCCAGGCCGAAGCGTGACTACCACATGACCGTCAAGAGCGGCGTACTCGAGGTCGATCATGCCGAAATTCAGGCCGGCTACTTCGACCTGATTGGCACCCGCTGGCCCCGCGTCGACTTCAACTCCCAGAACGCACCCTGCATCAAGTACGAAGGCTGATCCATGCTTGATCGATATCTCGCCGCCGTCTACGAAGACGGCGGGCGCGAACTGCCGCGCGTCGATTGCTGGGGACTCACCCGGCTGGCGCGTCATGAGCTCTACGGCCTGCCCATGCTCTCCAGCTTCGGGGAGGTAAGGCATACCAGCCCGCGCCATTTCCAGCGCGCCTACCAGCGTCAGGTCCAGGCCGCCCTGGAAGAGTGCGAACCGTTCGCCGGCGCCATCGCTGCCGGCATGGATGGTGCGGTCTGCGTTCACGTCGCTCTGGTCGTGGCCAGGGAAGGGCGGCTGCAAGTACTCGAAATCAATCCAGGGTCCGGCGCCCGCCTGGTGCGCCTGCAGGACTTCCTCGAAAACTTCACCCGGGTGATCTTCTACCGTGATCGAATTCTTCGCGAACAAGTTGGATCCTGAGCCGCTGCGCCAGTACCCCGTCCGCGCGCGCATGCCAATCGACACCTGGTTGCGTGGGAACGTGGCGAGCTATCGCCGTAATCGGCGTCGCATCCGCCGGGGTGAGTTGAATCCGGTGACCATCTCGGTCAACGGTCGGCTCGTCCACTTCAGCCGCTGGCGCGTGACCGAGATCGGACCCGACGACGAGGTCCACATCTGGAAAGAGCCGAAGGGCATCGATCCGATCTCGATCACGATCGCCGCGATCAAGAGCGCCCAGGCGCTGTTTCGGTTGTTCATGCCTCGGATCAAGATGCCGAGCACCCAGAACCCGCGCCAGGGCGACCCGTTGGAGAGCGCGCGGACCAAGGCGAACCAGGTCCGCTACGGCGACATCGTCCGGGAGGCGTTTGGCCGGAACAAGATCTACCCCGACTACATCGTCCCGCAATGCCGGCGTTTCCCCAGCGAGCGGACGGAGTGGGTCCAGATGCTGCTGGCGGTCGGGATCGGCGACTACGAGATCCACGCCAGCGACATCATGATCGGCGACACCCCGATCATTTCGCTCGGCAATAACGCCCGCTACCACGTCTACCGGCCGGGTGAGAGCGTGGCCGGCGACCCGGCTGCGGAGTGGTGGCACTCGGTTGCCGAGGTCGGCGCCACGGCGACGGGCACCGCGGGGATCGACCTCCGGACTACCACCACGGTCGACCAGTCTGCAAATGCCCAGGCGTACCAGTTCGACGGCGACCTGGTCACCGTTCCCGTCGGGGCCGGCCAGTTCCCCACTGGCTGGGCTGCCGGGATGATCGTCCGCGTCGAAGTGATGTACCAGTACAACGTCACCGCAGGCACCGGAGTGGGCGGTCGAGACACAATCTCCGGCCCGCTCGCCCAGCTCGGCGCGTTCCCAGGCATGGTTATCGAGGTCACCGGGGCGAACGAAGGCATCTACGTCGTCAACAGCTACACCGCGCCGGCAGGGTCTACGCCAGCGTCGATGACGCTCAATACCACCAGCGGTGCCCCCGTTTCTGGGTTGCAGTACGGAACCGGCTGGGCGTGTATTGGATACCGCGGGCTCCGGTACCGGATCACCGCTGCGAGCTCCAGCCAATTGGCGTTGGACCGGTTGACCGATACCGGCTCCGACGACACTGCCTGGCCTGGATTCGACTACATCGAGAGCAACTCGGCGGTCCTGAAACTGGACGGCTCCACGCTGGAGGGAGACTGGGCCGGCCCGTTCGCAGGGAACCCGGAGGCCGAGAAAGCCACCGCGATCGAGTTCGACTACATGTTCCCGCAAGGCCTCGGCGGCGTGGATAAGAAGGGGAGACTCTTCAATTGGCAGGTCGAGATCGAGCTTCAGTGGCGCGACATGGCCCTGGCCGGCGCATGGACCTCGTACCGAGAGACCATCAGCCGGGCGACTCTGGACCAGATCGCATTCACGCGCCGGATCAACCTGCCGTATGCAATGCGCCCTGAGGTCAGGATGCGTCGGATCGGTGCGAAATCGACCGAGACCACCATCCAGGACACCGTGCAGTGGTACGGCCTACGGACCAGGCTGGCGAGCCCGTCGTCCTACCCCGGAATGACCGTCATTTCAGTGGCGGTCGCCGGCGGCGGCCGCTTGGGTGCGCAGTCCGAGAATCGGGTCTCGGTGATCGGTACCCGGATACTCCCGACGCGCCAGAACGGCGCGTGGACGGAGCCGCGGCCTGTCCGGGATCTTGTGGCGCCGTTCTGCTACGTCGCAAAGTCCGTTGGCTACGAGGATGCAGACCTCGACCTGGTCGAGATCGATGCACTGGCCGATATCTGGGCGCAGCGAGGCGACACGTTCGATCACCAGTACGAGTCGACGTCGACGGTGAAGGAAGTGCTGGGCGATATCCTCGCCGCGGGATTCTCCGAGCTGACGATTGGCCGCGGGCGGCTACGTCCGGTTCGCGATGGACTGCGCGAGGGTGTCGATCATCTCTACACCACGCCGGCGGCGAATGGTGAGGTCTGGGCCTACTCGGCACAGAACATGAAAGGGTCGCTGTCCAGAACCTTCAGCACGCCAACTCCAGACGACAACGACGGTGTCGACGTCGAGTACATCGACGGCCGCACGTTCCAGAAAAAGACCGTTCCATGCCGCCTGCCTGGCCAGTTGGGGTTGAAGCCCGAGAAGGTCAGCGCGGTCGGGGTGAGCGACGTCAACAAGGCGTATCAGAAGGGCATGCGCCGAGCGGCAGAGCAGCGCTACCGGCGCTGGAACTACTCGTTCGAGACGGAGCTCGACGCGAACAACAGCGGCTATCTCAGCCTGGCCGCTGTGTCCGACGACACGCCGGGGAGTGGCCAGAGCGCATTCCTGAAGTCGATCGCCCCTCGTGACACTGGCTTTGTATTGGAGAGCAGCGAACCTCTGGACTGGGCTGCTATGGAAACGGCCAGGGTTGCGCTTCGCAAGCCGGATGGTCGAGTAGACGGCCCTTGGAGTGCATCGCGAATCGACGACCGCCGGATGCTGGTACCGTCACTCGGTTTCGTCCCTGACCTGTCCTGGACCCGCGAGCCGCCGCATCTCCTGTTCGGTCGCATCCATCCAGTGCTGATCACCGCTGTGGACCCGAAGGGCCTCGAGAGTTGCTCCGTTCGCGGCGTGAACTACGACGAGCGGCTCTACATCAACGACAACGCTACCGCGCCGCCTGAGGCGGTCTGACCGCCAACACATCACCCCCATGAAGAATCCCGCCTTGTGCGGGGTTTTTGCTTTCTAGGAGCAGCCATGCCCTTCCGATACAACACCATGAATGCGGTTGAGCCGGATGGATCGTTCGACTTCCGCGACGCCCACGACAACACCGGCAACCTTGATCTCGCGATGAACGGGGCGGCGCTTGCATGGACGGACCGTCTCGGCCGTTCTCGCAAGTCCTGGAATGGCATCGAGGATCAGATGAACACCTTCCTCGCCCGATCTGGGTTCGAACTGCCACCGTTGCAGTACGTCGATAGTACCCCGCCGACTCCACTGATCGTAGATCGCTCGACCCAACTCATTGAGCGAGGCGGCAATCTCTACAGCGTCAAGCTGCCGGCATCGTTCCCCGTCGAACTCTCCGGCACCTGGACCGCAGACGAGCCGCTGCTTGCGGTCAGGTCTGACCAAACTCTACGTCAGCAACTGGCGCAGCCACTGGGCTCGGAGATGATCGGGAGGGGGGCGCTCACCCTTGGCGAAGAGTTAAGCAAGGGCTTCCCATTGCCGGTCGAGCCGCCGACTGATCTATTCATTATTTATGGGCAATCTAACTCTGTTGGGTGGGCGCAAAATACGCCTGGGTATCCCGCTGTGATCACTAACTGGGCAAAAGCCTTCGACCCGACAAATGGGACGCTTACTCCAGTTCCAAAGGGGCTGATCAGTAGTGCTGGACAGGTCAGTACTGGTCACGGCTGGGCGGAATTCGTCAATGAATATGTGCGCCTGACTAGCCGCAAATGCGTCATCATGTCTTGCGGCCTGGGCGGCCAATCACTGGCGGCGCTGAGCAAGCCGGGAACCATCTACACCCAGATGGCAAATGCGGTTGCTGCGTGTAAGTCGGCTATTAGCGCCGCCGGCTTCACTCTCGGCAAGGTTTATGCGATTTATAACCAGGGCGAGGAAGACGCCAAGATCGGCACCACTAAGTGGAACTATAAGTTGCCGCTGGTAACGCTGATCAACAACATGAAGGCTGACTTCTTGTTGGATGCCTTCTTTTTCCAGCTGATGGGATCTCCGCGCTCCGGCTTCGGTAACGAGGCACAACTCGCCAACATTCACGCATCGCAGCGGGAAATATGTATCGAGCAGGCCAATACCTATATGGCCAGCGAGGCGGCGGCAGCCTTCACCACCGGTAGCGGCATGATGCAGTCTGCGGACGGCGTACATTACACCCAAGAAGGTTACAACTATCTCGGGCGCGAAACCGCTAAGCGCATCGCTAATGTTGTGCTGGGAGTCAACGGACGCCAAGAAGATAGTATCGAGGCCTTCGGCGCAGTGCGTGCGGGTATGCGTCGCCGCTGGAATTCCGTCTATGCGCGTATCCGCAAGGATTCTGGTGGCTTTGTGTTACTCGATGAGGCGCTGTCGTCCAACGGCTATGCGCTGGGGTTTGTCGACACCATTACCACTGGTACCGGGGCTGGTGCGGCTGTCACTCTCGGTGTGACCTTGAATAACTTTGTAGTGGCCGGCGAATCGTCAAGTGTGTCCAACCTACAGTCCGATCGTAACGGCTTACGACCGGTATTCAGCAAGGTGACAATTGACGCACCAACTGCAAAGATCGGTTTGGCAGTGACCTTTAACGCTAGACTGTCTTTCTTGGTGAGCGCCACTGGGGTGATCCGCTCGTTGCGTAATATCGCCTCTACTAACAACTTCATCAATGCAAACGTCACCGCGTCTGTCGCCGGATTGGTCGTGACCTTGAGTTTCCTTGGCGGCCTGGAACAATTCCCCAGCGTATCAAACTATGGCTCAGGTAGCGTCAACGTCACCGCCGACGACATTGGGCCGCCCACCACCATTCAATTGACCTTTTCTAGCGCTTCGGCACTGGCCATAGTCACTGCGGACGTGATCGGCATAAAGCCGGAGTCAATCATTAATGGCTGTGAGTTTGGTATAGGTTTGCTGGCGGCAAATGTAGGTGATTAACTCACCAGGTTGTTGATTGGAGTTCATCTATGATTTTTTCCTCTATAAATCTCTTCCATTCTTCCTCTATCTTTGGGTTTATATATTCTCCATTATCATTCTTTTCTATTTCATCTATTTGCTTTTGTTTCTCAAACTCTACTCTGTATTCAGAGTCTCTTCTGCTAGATCCTGAAGGAGACAGGAGCCAAAGAGCTATCTTATTCATGCGCGAAGCTCCCGTAGAGTCTCAGGGTGTCGATTTGCCACCTTGATTAGAGTTTTCGCAGCTCCTGAAGGGACCCGCCTGCCTTGCTCCCAATCCTGTAGCGTGCGGACGCTCACACCCAAAAGCTCGGCGAACTCAGACTGCGGCATGCCAACTTTTGCACGAACCTCGGCAACTGGAGAAAGTTCGACCTGCGTCGAGCGGGCGACTTTCCCCTTCTTCATTTCGTCAATCGAGGCGAGAAGGTCGGCCTCGAAGGTTTCAAGTTCCTTGTCCATTCATAGCCTCTTTCAATTTGCTCAAGGTGGATGCTGGCAGGTTATCGAACTTTGATTTTGTGTATGCGATCAATAGCCAGATGGATTGCGCCTCTTCGGCGTTGTAGTAGATCACGCGCGCACCGCCGCGCTTTCCCATGCCCTGGCGAGACCAGCGCACCTTGCGAAGGCCGCCTGATCCTGGGATTACATCCCCGGCTAGGGGATTGGCGGCAATCCACGTAATGAACTCCTCCCGCTCGGGCTCGCTCCAGATGTCTTCTGCGTAGCGCTTGAAAATCTCAGTTTCGATGACTGTTCGCATTTTCTGATTGTACGGCAATGCCGTAGGTTCTGGCAAATTGACGATAATCATGGCTCCAAGCCCCGTCTCGACGGGGCCAAGAACAACAGTGAATGCGGAGCAGCATCAGTCGCGGCGGCTAGCCTACGAGGACCGCGCATTCTGGATGCGAACCGGAGTAGACTGTAGGCTTTGGAGTTTCCCAATGAGGGCTTGTTATGATTGATCGTAAGAATGATTTCGAAACTGACTGGTTTCCGGTGACTTCTGACTCTGTGTACACCTTCGTCCATGGCTTTGCAAAGCCACCAGCCAGGGTAGTTATCCACTTCGCCAAGAGTGAAAATCCAACAGAGTGGTACGTTGTAAGCCCCGGTTACTATAACGATGGAACGGACAGTGGCTATGGTGCTCAGGTAGAAGTTGATGAGACGCACATCAGGGTCGGGACTGGCGCAGCGGTATGGAGTCCTGAGGGGTTCGGAGGGCCGGAATGGTCCGAAACGACCGGAGGTACAGCTAAAAGCGGGTACTACAAGATACTGGCTTCCCTGTAACGGCAGCGGAGGGCTCCTGCCCTCCTTTGGCCGAGAGTCTGGCCCCGCTCATATCTGTCTTTGCACCAATCAACGCGACACCTATCGATCCTAGCAGTTAGTTGACACTGACATCCTCGCAAGACGAAGCCCGCCATTGAGCGGGCTTCGTCGTTTCTGGAGACCCGTAAATGCGTACATCCCAACGAGGTATAGACCTCATCAAATCCTTCGAGGGCCTGCGCCTCTCCGCCTACCAGGACTCGGTGGGTGTCTGGACCATTGGCTACGGTACAACGCGGGGTGTCACCCGCTACATGACGATCACCGTCGAGCAGGCCGAGCGGATGCTGTCGAACGACCTTCAGCGCTTCGAGCCTGAGCTGGACAAGCTGGTGAAAGTGACGCTGAACCAGAACCAGTGGGACGCCCTGATGAGCTTCGTCTATAACCTGGGCGCGGCCAATCTGGCGTCGTCCACGCTGCTCAAGATGCTGAACAAGGGTGACTACCAGGGAGCGGCGGACCAGTTCCCGCGTTGGGTGAATGCGGGAGGTAAGCGCTTGGAGGGTCTGGTTAAGCGTCGAGCAGCCGAGCGTGCGCTGTTCCTGGAGCCGCTGTCGTGATCCCTTGGCGCTGGGCAACCATCGCGCTGGCCTGCCTGCTGCTGGTTGGCCTCGGTGCCGCTGGCGGTGTCCAGCTCGGCGCGCAGCATTACCGGCCGCAGCTCGATGCCGCGCGGTCTGATCTGGTTGCCTGCCATGCCGCCCGAGGAGAGTTGGAGTCCGCAGTGGTGGCGCAGGGCAGGCAGATTGCCGCGCTGCGTCAGGCTGGTGAGCAGCGCGCCAGAGAGGCAGCCCAGGCGCTGGAGCAGGGACGACAGCAGGCTGCCGAGCACTATGCAGCAGCCCATCGCCTGCTGAGTCAGCGAAGCGCCGGTGAGGAGTGTGCGGCCGCCTCGTCGGTGATCGATCAGGAGTTGGGTCTATGAGGGTGGTGCTGATGCTCGTGGTGGTTGCGCTGGCGGGATGCGCCGGCCAAGTCGAGCCTGAGCCGCGAACGGTGCGCGTGGAAGTGCCTATTGAGGTGCCGTGTCGTGCACCTGATATAGCAGAGCCGGCGTGGGCCACGGCGGGGCTGCGGAGAGACGACGACCTGCAAGTGAAGGTGCGCGCGTTGCTTGCGGAACGCCGGCAGAGGATCGGATACGAGGCGCAGCTCCTGGCTGCGAACCAGGCCTGCCAGGATTAGGAGTAGACTACGGCCTTTTCCTACGGAGCTCGGTGATGCTGGTGATTCGATTCAAGGGCTGGTCGGTGAAGCTCGACCACCAGGTGGGCAGCGCTGGGAAACATGGCATCTGGTCGTTCCACGGCTCGGAGAGCAGCTACGTGCCGGACATGCAGACGATTCTCCGGCATGCTGCTATTCGGCCTGCGGAGCCGAAAGAAGGCGGGGAGGTCGAGGTATTCATCTGTGATTCGCGTATGCCGCAGGACGAATGGCGGCCTGTCGGCAGCGGCGTTGCGGCCTATGAGGCCGAGCGCTGAGGCTCTATCAACTGCGGTCCCTGGTTTCGGACGTTGCCCACGTCGCGGCTGACCGTGTACCACCGGAACGACTCGCTCGGCTCGCCCTGGTGGAGCACGATCTGCTCCGCGCGCTCCGGTGTTGTCGCCGGGTCAATCCACTCCCGGGCCAACTCTGGCGGCAGCACCACCGGTCTCCGATCGTGGATGTCGACCATGCCGCCGGCGCTATCGGCGGTGATGATGACGAACCCGTGCTGCTCGGCCTGCTCATCATCGAGCCTGGGGAACTGCCCGATCGCGGCGCACAAGACCGGCGAGCCGTCTGCGTGTTGGATGTGATACGGCTGTTTCCGCGTGCCGCCTTCATCAACCCACTCGAACCAGCCGCTGACCGGCGTCAGCGCCCGGTGTTTCCAAGCCGCGCTGAAGAAGCGTCCATGCGCCACTTTCTCGACCCTGGCGTTGATCGGCGCCGCGCGATCACGGGCCCAGAACGGCCTCCATCCCCATCTGATCGCCTGGGCGACCAGGGCATCGCCCTCGATGCGCAACGTTGTCACCTGGGTTGACGGCGCGACGTTGTAGCGCTCGGGCTGCTCGCCGACGAGGTTGACCAAGACGTTGGGCATCGACAGCGCGTCGACGAACTCGTGCAGGCCGGTGTACTGGCTGAGTCTTCCGCACATCACTCTGCTCCGGCATGGGTGGGTTCCCGATAAGGGTAGTTCAGGCCCAGCGCCATGGCCGGAAGTCATCGGGGACCTGCTCGACGAGCAGTAGAGTGCCGCCGGCGTCGAGTTCGATCTCCAGACCGCGCACAACGCCGGCGCGCTCGAGCGCCTGGCCCAGGCGCAAGTATGTTATCCCGTCCAGGGGATCCCGGCCGAGGTAGCCCAGCCGCTGTCGTCCGGGTGCGGGCCCGTGGTAGATGCCCTCGTCGTCCACGCTCCCGACGACGGCGCCGTCGTCGAGCACGTCGTAGCAGCAGTCCGAGCAGTAGTGCGTCTCGCGCGTGATGCCGTGCTCGATCGCCCATGAGTACATGCCGAGGGCGTCGGTGACCATGTCGTGGCGGTCCTGCAGGTCCACGATTCCGCACTGGTAGAGCTCGTTGGCCTCGCCGACCAGGTACAGGTACTGCTCATCCGCGGCGTACAGCCAAGCGGCATGCTGCCGTATCGCCGCGAGCCATTGGGTGACGCGCTGGTGGTGGCAGATACGAGGGTCGGAGTAGGACAT